TTGATTTAGGTACATCGAACAGTTGTGTTGCGGTGGTAGAAGCAGGAGAACCAAAAGTGATAACCAACTCAGAGGGAGCAAGAACTACCCCAAGTATAGTTGGATTTGCAAAAGACGGACAACGACTTGTAGGTCAGGCCGCAAAAAGACAAGCAATCACTAATCCAGAGAATACAATTTTTTCTGCGAAACGTCTTATAGGACGAAAATACAAAGAGATAAAGAAAGAAGTTAAAAATCTTCCTTATTCTGTTGTATCTGGTAAAAACGGAGATGCATACATTAAATGCAAAGATGGTGACGAAGAAAAAGAATATGCACCTGAGTTTATTGCAAGTGTTGTTCTTGGTAAATTAAAAGCAGATGCAGAAGCATATCTTGGAGAAGAAGTAACACAGGCAGTTATCACTGTACCTGCTTACTTCAATGATTCACAACGACAAGCAACGAAAGATGCAGGTGAAATTGCAGGACTAGAAGTATTGCGTATCGTTAATGAACCAACAGCTGCATCTCTTGCATATGGGTTAGAAAAGAAAAATGAAGAAACCATTGCAGTTTACGACCTTGGTGGTGGAACATACGATGTATCTATTCTTGAAATAGGTGACGGAGTATTTGAAGTTAAATCTACCAACGGTGACACTCAACTGGGTGGTGACAACTGGGACGATACTCTCATTGACTATTTAGTATCTGAGTTCAAATCAGAATCTGGAATTGATTTGCAAGAAGACGGACAAGCAATGCAACGACTTAAAGAAGAGGCAGAAAAAGCAAAAGTTGCGTTATCATCAAGTGCGTCCACCACAATAAATCTTCCATTTATTACGGCAGATGCAAGTGGACCAAAACACTTAAACATTGATGTTACTCGTAGTAAGTTTGAACAAATTTGTGATTCTTTATACCAACGAACAAAAGAACCTTTTGAAAAGTGCCTTGATGATGCGGGTATCACCATGAGTGATGTTAAAAACCTAATTCTTGTTGGTGGAATGACTCGCAGTCCTAAAGTTGTTGAAATAGCAAAAGAACTTGCAGGTGGCAATGATCCACACCAAGGAGTCAATCCCGATGAGGTAGTTGCACTTGGTGCAGCCATACAAGGTGCTATATTAGCAGGAGACGAAGGTGTAAGTGATGTTTTGCTATTGGATGTAACTCCACTTACCCTTGGAATAGAAACGCAGGGTGGTGTGTCCACACCCATGATAGAGCGTAACACTACAATTCCAACAAAAAAGTCACAGATATTCACAACTGCAAGTGATAATCAACCAGAAGTAGACATTGTTGTGCTTCAAGGAGAACGAGCAATGTCTACCGACAATAAGAAACTTGGTAACTTCAAGTTAGATGGAATACAACCTGCTCCAAGAGGAACACCTCAAGTTGAAGTTACATTTGATATAGACGCAAATGGTATTTTGAATGTAAGTGCAACTGATAAAGGAACTGGTAAAGATCAAAAGATTACTATTAGTGATTCGAGTGGTCTTGATAAAGATGAAGTTGAAAAGATGAAAGCAGATGCGGAAAAGTATGCAGATGAAGATAAAAAGAAGAAAGAAGGAATAGAACTTCGCAATCAAGTAGATTCAGGTGTTTATCAAATAGAAAAAATGTTGGAAGAAAACAAAGAAAAAATTCCAGAAGATGAGGTTAAGTCAACTAACGAACTTCTTGAAACTACTAAAAAAGAACTTGAAGATGCAACAATTGAACCCTCTAAGTTGACCGAATTGTCAAAAACCTTAATGGATCATGTACAAAAACTAATTCCATATACACAACCAACCGAAACACAGGAAACTACTGAGGGTAATGCAGAATCACCTACCAATAATGAAGAAGATGTAGTAGATGCTGATTTTGAAGTTGTAGATGAAGAAGAAGAAAAAACTTCTAGTTAAAAATAATAAATTTATTTTAAGGTGAGGATTCGTTCCTCACCTTTTTTTTAGCTTAAAATATAAATATAAATATAGATATATATCTATATGAGTAACCCATTGACCGTTCCGTGGAAAACCTGGATAAAAGAAAACCTTAAACTGGGAGTTCCACCTACTAAAATATTCGGAATTCTGATTAATAATGATTTTGATTTAAGTGAAATTCTGGAAGAATTGAATAAATTGAAAAATATCAAACATTCTACTGATTTACACGAAAACACCTCAGTATGATAAGTCTATCTATGTAGACTTGATCATATAATTTAAATAAAAAAGTTATTCATAAATTATAAAAACTATTTTTTATAATATTTATGAACATGGGATATGATGATACTGATATTGTAGTGCGTATAAAATCGCAAGTGTATAAATTAAAACACAGACGGATTGAAGGTTTTGTTGATAAATCGTTGTTATCTGCGTGTTTAATAAATGAAATTAAATATTTATTTTCATTATTAGGTAAAGATTTACAAAAAGAAATATTAAAACAACCATGGCTAGACGAATAAATTATATATTTGATGTAGACGGAACTTTAACTCCGAGTCGTTTAAAGATGGATAACGAGTTTGAGAAGTTTTTTAGGAACTGGATCAAAAACAAAAATGTATATCTATTAACTGGTTCCGACCATGACAAAACAATAGAGCAGGTTGGAGTAGATATATGGAAAGAGGTGACTGAATCACATCAGTGTGGCGGTAATGTTGTTTTTAGAAAAGGTGACATGATAGAAGTAAGTAAATGGCAACCTAGTAAGAGTCTACTTGACACCTGCAAAAACTTAATTGATATCAGCAAATATTCTGTTAAAGCAGGAAACCACATAGAAGAACGAGTTGGTCTTCTTAATATAAGTGTTGTTGGAAGAAATTGTACTCAAAAACAAAGAGAAGAATACTACGAATGGGATAAAATTAACAAAGAACGAGAGTTTATTTGTCAGGCAATAAACAAAATGTTTCCAGAGTTGGAAGCAAGTGCAGGAGGTCAAATTAGTGTAGACATTCATAAGTTTGGTAAAAATAAGTCTCAAATAAGAAGAAAAGTTGAAGGGGATATTTGGTTTTTTGGTGATAAAACAATGGAAGGTGGAAACGATTACCCAATCGCAAGTATGCTCAAAGAACCCGATAAGGTGTTTCAAGTTGATGATTGGGAACATACATATAAACTTTTAAAACAAATTTAATTATGACAGATAAACTTATCAAAGGATTTACTTGTGGGGCAATGGACGTATTTCATGCGGGTCATGTGCTTATGATGGAAGATTGTAAACGACATTGTGATTATTTGATCGTAGGATTGCACACCAATCCACAATTAGATAGAGCAGACAAAAACAAACCAATTCAATCGGTTGTAGAACGATATATACAACTTCGTGGAAGTAAGTTCGTTGATGAAATCATTCCATATGAAACTGAATCAGATTTGATTGAAATTCTCAAAGGTATTGATTATGATGTTAGGTTTGTGGGTGACGATTGGAAAGACAAACCATTTACTGGTCACGATTTACCAGGACATCTTGACAAGGTGTTGTATAATTCTCGTAAACATGATTATAGCAGTTCTGGATTAAGAAGAAGAGTTGCGGATGGTGAAAAAATAGAAAAGAAAAAGAAAACTCAAAGTTAATAAAATATATATTATATTTATATTCAAATAAAGGTTATATTCACTTAATGATGATGTGATATGAACTTTATTTATTTTATTTGTCCAGAAAACCAACAACTCGCAAAATATTGCGAAGGATTCTATAACTATTTAACATACGGATATAAAACTTGGAGTCGTGATAGGTATGTTCAATCTTCTCCGAAGGAAAAGGTGGGTCAATCCCGGATGTTAATGAGAAAAGATGCCCCTCAAACTGAAGAAATGAAAGCAGGTGATCCGGTCCTCGACAGAATATACCAAAAGGTAATTACAAGTGATTGTTATGAACACTCATATAGCAGACTAACTGACTTAGATATACACAAAAGTGAATTGATGATATTTATCACATCGAGTAAGAATCCCAAACGACCTCCTGCTTATTTATATACCAAAACCAACTCAGTTGTTGTTTGGAAGGTATCTAACGTAAATACATTAAGTTCAAACAAGTATCAACTACTTGAGTCGTTAATTAGAAAAATGGCAAAACCAAATCAATCGTAAAGATTTTCTACAAGTTCTCCGAAGTTACGCATAATAATACCGGCACACGCATTTGCTTCGTTCTCTATATCACTTCCTGTTTCACCACTATCCACTTCAAGAACTCCAAGTTCATTTTGTTTTTGATGCACCATTTCATGTGCTAAACTTCTACATACATCTGGAAATGCTCTGCCTTTTGTATATATAGAAATCTCATTTGTGTTTGGATCATAACAAGCAGCTGTCATATGCTCATGTCTTTGTGTTAAAAGTTTAACCGATACCTTTTCTTTTAATTGCAATGCTTTTCTTGCAAACTTGATAAACTCTTGAACATTGTCTTTGTTCATTGCGACTTCGTTTAATGATTCTTTTGTATATTTCATATCTGGATGTTTGGTATCTGAATTGTTTTTGGAAATTATTTTATCATTAGAAAAGGATTCCGCAGGAATGTCATTACCAAGATACATTTCTTTGAATTCCTTAAACCATTGGCCAAAAGTAAAATCACCGATTCTTAATCCATAATCGTGAATGGTTTGTTCTTTAAAGTGATTTGCAACTCCACCTATAAAGTGATAATAACTTCCACTCTTCTGTACTTTCACATTCGGAAATCCTTTGTCTTTTAACATTTTGGAAACTTGTGCACCAGATTTAGGTGATGACTTCATATTGATTTCTTGTATTTTCATTTCGTTTATATTTGCTCCACCTGTTCTGACAATTTCACGAAAGAACCAACGAGTCCACTCTCCGAGTTTGCCTGGTCCTTTTACTATATATAGTTTAAATGCTTCTGCAAATGCTTCTTCCGGATTTGTATTTCCGTAATTAGTAATATGTTCAATTGGAATTTCTTTACCAGGTCCAACCCACCTATCTGCTAATTTTGTTACAACTTCTTTTTTATTTTCTGCTGACCAAACAGATGTCATTTGCAATGCTTTGAACTTTGCTTTGGTCTCGGCGTTGGTTTCTTTTTTATCAATGACTTTCAATCCTGCTCGTCTTTTATGTATCTTGCTTCCATTCTTATCAAAATACTTTTCTACATAATCCTCTACATCTTTACGTTCAATAGATACCTTCTTGCTTTTGATTGTATCTTGCCAATGCTTCTTTGCATTAGATGGAACGTTGCGATACCAAAAACGATGTCCGAGTTCGTGGGTAAATGTATCTTGAGTCATTCCACATCCGTACAACTTGAGCATATCTTTATTCATATAATACTCACCATTAACCATATCGTTGCTATTATCGGATGTTAATCCAAAATCTAAATCAACGGTTAATCCTTCTATACACTTTCCGAATCCTGCTTTTTGAATTTTCTTTGACCAACCTTTAATTCCACTTACTAAATCCTTGAAACTTTTTTCACGACTTGCTTCTCCTTGAGGACTTCCTCCTTTTCTTTTGAAGTTGTGAATAACCAACTTGACTGGTCCTATTTGTGCTTGCTCAATTGGTTTTTCTCGTTCTTGGTCACCTTCTATTGCTATGTATTGAAGAAGTGCTTTTATTCCCAAACGGAATTCTGCACGATACCTTCGAATATTTGTTTCTCGTTCTTTAGCAAGTCTACTTGGACTCACCTTGTGCTTTTTATCTATAAAGTCCCACATCTCTGGAAAGTTTCCACCAAGACCCGTAACTGCTCTCCAGCATTTTTCACGAACTTCCTTTTCCTCCCAAGTTTCCATTTTATCACTGGCACCTTGCCATTTGTACTGCAAAAAGAATTTGTAAACCCATTGTTCAAAGTTTTCTTGGAATGTACCAAATGCTCTTCTTACTTTCTTAAAGTCTTTGATTGTCTGTGGGTCTTCACTATTATCACCAATTGATTTGTATGCTTTAGTAAGAGCTCTTAAATCCTTTGCCCACTTCTTTACTGAGTTGCTATCAACCTTTACTTTGCTTTCTGAAATGATTTCCGACAGATTACCTTTTTGTATATACATATATAAACCTGCTAATCGTTTCTTAAACTTCTTGAGATATTTACTGTTGATATATGTAAGAAAGTCTTTATCAAAAAACTCTACATCAATTGCCCAATCTTGAAATGATTTGTAACTTTCTAATTTCTTCTTTTTAAAGTCGGCAAGAAATTCCGGACGATGTGCGAACCGATCAGATAGATTTTTCCATACACGAACTATCTGAGATTGTCCTGCTTGATAATATGCATTAAATTCTTCTGGTGTGTTGTAATATCCTTCTATATCTTGTGTATCTAAGTACTTGGCACTTGTTTTTCCTAAACCACGACTACGATACCTCAAATGATCAAGAAAGTGTATATATTCGTGAATGAATGTATCTTTATCAAGACGAGTATCCATATACTTGCCATTGTAATCACCAAGTAGATTAGCATTTACAATTACACCTTTAAATGATATTCCACCGACTTTCAAACTTTTGTTTGTGAAACCACCTGCGATTGTTACTCCACCACGTGATGAACTTTTTGTTGGAATGAAAAATAATACTACCTCACTTAAAGACGGAAAGTTTTTATCTATGTCTGTTCCTCTAAGAGCAACACCTTTCCATTGTGTAAGTGGTATAAATGGTTTGTTGACTATACTATTCTCACCTTCACCTTCTAATTTATCTTTATGTTTAGTTAAAAACCGCACCACTTTATCATATGCTTTTTCGGCAATTCCTGTGTAATACATATCTTGCTCTACATTTGCTTCTTTTATATAGGTGCTATTCATCAAGTATAAATATTAACTACCTATAAATATATACATTTTATATAAGTACAAAAAAAGAACCAATCCTAGAATTGGTTCTTTAATATAACCTTTGGTTTTTGTATTACTCGTTACCGGTGAGGATGTACCAAACCTGCAAACAAATAATAAAACTAAATGCAACTATTCCACCAAGTAGTTCATAAACTGCGTATAACCTATCTTTTAGAGTCTTATTCATAGTGTTTGAACAATTTGTGCAATGGTTGACGCAAATGTAATTTCTTTATCAACCACCAAACTATCGTGGTAAGTTTGCTGATCAAGCATAATAACAATGTTTGCACTTTTACCAGGAGCATACTCATCTACATTATCAAACAAAAACTTGTAAACATCCGTGAAGTCATTTATTTTTTCATTTGCAATAAGTTGACGAGCAGTTAACCAAGCATTCTTTTTGTCTTTACTTGCATTCTTTAGAATGTCTAACAACTTTAACTTATAGTCACCTTCAATAAGGTCTTCTTTGATAATCTCAAGAGTACCATGAATGCTATTTTGTTGAGCATTATTGATCACCTTACGGATATCGGGATACCCTTTGTTTACAATCAATGCAATATCATCTGGTTGTGCTTTGATGCCTTGTTTGGCAAGAATCTTGGCAAGATGAACTGCAACATCTTTACGATTAGGAGGAACGATGTTGAATGTTTGACAACGACTGACAATCGGTTCAATGATTTTTTCGTGGTAATTACAAGTAAGAATAAAACGAGTAGTCATACTAAACTGCTCCATTAAATTTCTTAAAGCAGCCTGAGCATTGCCTGTAAGAAAGTCACACTCGTCAAGCAATACAACTTTAAGATCATTGAATCCCATACTGCTTGCGAACGACTTAATCTTGGTACGAACAGTATCAACATTGTTTTCGTCACTTGCATTGATATACAAATGATCACACGGAATCTGCTTGGTTATTAATTTACCAAGTGTAGTTTTACCGGTACCTGCTTTTCCATACAAAAGCAAATGTGGAATGTCTTTAGACTCAATCCACGAAGCAGCTCGTTTCTTCAAAGGTTCGTTTCCAATGTAATCAGATAAGTCTTTGGGTCGATATTTCTCAACCCAAAGACTATTTTCCGATTCAACTGGAGACTTTGTTGCTTCTTCTAAAAAATTCATTAATCGGTTGTTTGAATTTCAACCAAGTAATAACTGCTACGGAAGTCACCGACTTCAAACTCAATGCTTGCAATTCCCTTGGAACTGACATTGAGGACACTCTTTTCAGAGTCACTATTTGCATTAAGAATTTCCTTGAAATACTTCGAGGAAAAACTAATGGGGTCTGCGAGAGTACCGTTACCCTCGTTGATCGCACTTAAAGAAACACGATTACTATTGATTGTAGAATAACCAATTACCAACTGAATTCCGTCCTTGGATGGAACGATGGTAAAGGTATCACAATCACTTAACGCACTTGCAGAACGAACAAACTTCTTTGCGAAGTCGTTGCTAAAAGGAATTTGCAGATCATACTCTGGTAAATCCTTTAATGCAGGAACATTAGGAATAACTGCTAAGTCAGCAAGCATGAAGTTTACACTTGTTGTATCATCTGATACATTAACACTAACGTTCTTTTCGTTCTTTTCAACGACCTCAACATTAATGTCATCTCCAACTACTGACAATAGTTGCTTTAACTTTGCAGTATCATAAACACCAATTTCACCTTCACCAAGTTCAAAGTCCTTTGTAGAAACTTTGCCGAGGACACTTTTATCATCGGTAATGAAGGTGGTTTCGCAAACGTTGTCTCCGTTGGTATTCCATTTAACTGATTCCACGTTACCATTTAGGTTGTAACGAGAAATGAATTGTAGTACTTTATCTTTTTTCATAGTTTATATAATATTATTTTAATTGTTATTTGTCAATGTTTGTTTTGTTATTTTCAGTAAAATTTTGTTTTATATCATATCCGTCTTCTTTATTTAAACTTTTGTGAATGAGGGTGCTGACATATTCTCCTAATTCTTCCTGTGTTAATTCTTCTTTTTGTAATTCAAATTTAGCATAATCAAGAAATTCGTCACACACCTCAAATTCAACATTAAGTTTTCCTGTTTCATCTGTATCCATTCCTAAGATTTTTATCTTAGGGAGGTCTGTATTAACTGACTGTTCCATCTGTAATCATGCTCCTGAGTTGTGCGGGAATTAACTCCACTTTTTCATTTTTTGTGTTAACTAGAACAAGAGAGTGGTTCTTGATTTCTGCGTTCATTAAACTGTCTATATCAAAAAAGTGAATAATATTCTTATATGATATTTCTAATATTCTGTCAGAAGGTTTCATACTCTTAATGTCGTATAATGTATGTTCATACATTTGATTTTTAATCATAATAACATGACACTCGGTTATTGCAGAATACAATCCGTAGAACTTTTTTTCTTTTTTGAGATCAAACATAGAAGAAAACCTAGATGCGTACTTTTTGTATCTATCATCTTGTTCTTCTTCTATATCAAATAAGTCTTCGTAAAACATTTTTAATTTTTATATATGTATATATTATATTATATATGTATATATAGGTCAACCATTATTTCAATAATTGATCGGGATTGAGTGGAATTAAATCGTTAACAACGAACTCTCCGTCTTTACGAATAAGTTCATCATCAAAGTAAATTTCACCTCCACCATAATCGGGTCTCTGAATTTTAACCATATCCCAATGAACTTGCGAATCGTTGCCATTACTTGCATCGTCATAACATTGACCTGGTGTAAAGTGAAAACTTCCACCAATCTTTTCATCAAATAAAATGTCACGCATAGGTTGAACAACATACGGATTGAATCCAATAGCAAACTCACCAATGTATCTTGCTCCATCATCACTATCAAGAATTTCATTTAGTGCTTCTGTGCTTGCATCACTATTTGCAATTGCGTCCACAATCTTTCCGTTTTTGAATTCCAACCGAATTCCGTCAAAGTCTGTTCCACGATAAATTGTGGGAGCATTAAATTGAATGTGTCCTTGAACACTATCCTTGATTGGACAACTGAATACTTCTCCATCCGGAATGTTGTGAGTTCCTCCACACGCAACTGCACCTATATCTTTGATAGAGAAACGCAAATCTGTGTCATCTCCTTTGATGTGAACCTTGTCTGCGTTTTGCATTCTTGTTTGAAGGTTACTCATACCCGGATTAAACTTAGAGTAATCAAAGGTGCATACATCAAAAAAGAAATTCTCAAATGCTTCGGTACTCATATTTGCTTGTTGTGCCATTGCAGGGGTGGGCCATCTTAAAATACACCACTTGGTTTCATTTACACGATAATCAAGATATGGTTTAGTTACCTTAGACATCATCGTTTTGATGTCTGCATCTACATCACTTGTTTCGTATATATTGTTTGAACCTGCAATAGCAATGTAAGCATCCATTTCTTGAATCTTGGGCATACTGAATTTCATAAAGATTTCCATTTGCTCTTTGGTTGCGTGTTGCATAATCTCACGACCAATACGACTTTGTGAAGTTTGCACAAACGGAATTCCACCATATTCACGAACTGCACGGACAAGTGCAATCGTCATATTGGCAGGCACTTCTGTGTTGTCTATTAATACTTTTTCTCCTTTTTGCAAAGACACACTGTGTCTTATTAAAAGGTCTGCTAGTTTTGTGTAATTTTGTTCCATAAGTTATGCCATCATTGCCATACCAACTATCAAAAAGAATACAACCATCAATGCAGGAATTGCTCCTACAATAGTCGCAAGTGTATTTTTGCTTGTAAGTCCGAGTATAGTTGCAACCGTTGATACGAAAAAATTCAATATCAAAATTATCCCCCCTAGTTGTGGAGCTCCAAAGCACAATAAGAATCCAACCACAAACATTACCGCACCTACGTTTGATAATGTTCCTGCTAGTTTATAGTTTTTATTTTCTGTTTCTTTTTCTGTCATATTATTATATTATATATTTATATACATATATGCAAGTTAAAATGCGAAGAACTCGTTGCTTTTGTTTTTCTCGGAAGGTTGATTCGGAGATTCGGCATCTTCAACTCTTGTTTTGGCAATGATTGCATAATCCTTTTCTTTTTCTATTCCGATGTATTTTCTATCAAGCATCTTCGCCGCAATACAAGTTGTTCCACTTCCAACAAAAGGATCAACCACAACATCATTCTCACGACTTCCAAGTGTTATTAAATAACTCATTAGTTCAATGGGTTTAACGGTTGGATGAACATTTTGTTTTTCCGTGACAAATCTACCAGTAACATCGTGGTCGATTTTGCTATTGCTCATATCTTCTGCATTTCTTCTTCCTGGCATTGAAGAACTTTTCTTTTTAGGAAGATGTTCAAGACCTTTGTTTTTTTCTGCTTTGCTTGCTTTTGCAACAATCATAAAAGGAAAAGTCTTTTGAACACTTTCAGGCAATTTATGTATTTGTGATTTCCACCAAGAATCCAAATCGTAAAAACGAGAAAATGATCCTTCGTCTCCGTAAGTTCTTCCGGCGGGTTTGCCGGTACTTTCTTGCCAAATACCACCAGATGCACTTCCACTATCTGTGTGTTTTCCTTTGCTTCGTTTTACTCCGTCATTAAGTACATCATCTTGTACAATCAAATTGGCTGCGAATCTTCCGTCTGGTTGTTTATATTCTCCTGCACCACCTCGTTCAAAGCACTTGGTTTCTTTTTTTCTGTCGGAAGTCCACATATCTTTTCCTTCACGTGGTGTTGGATTTTTTGCATATGCTCCACCATCTAAACTTTCATCTGTTGGAATTCTACAATCGTCCAACCAAGTAATTCCTTTGCCATTTTTCATTGCTTGTTCAATGGTGGTTTTTTCTATAATTGGTTTCATTGCAACAAGTACAACTTCTACCGCAGGTTTCGGTTGATAACCTACATAAGAACCTTCAAGTGCTTTTGCTTCATCGGATGCAGGTTCAGTTATATCGGGTGTTCTTCTTTCTTGCGTGTCACTATCCTTCCAATTGTTATATGTAGTTAGTTCTTGGTTGCCTTCGGGAGTTTTGTATTTTCCAATAACTTTTCTTTTTTTACCAAGTTGTTTGTCCACCGTCTTTGCCACATTATGTGCTTTTGGAAATCCTGTTGCGTATGTCCAATAAATCGGAGTGAATCCGATATTGAATCCTGCATCTTCTAAACGAACCATCATACGACTTTGTACATCTGAACGAGGTGCTGACATAACGAAGCAGAATCCTCCTGGTTTCAAAACTCGTAAACACTCTTGCCAAATTTCTAATGCAGGAACTGCTTTGTCCCAATCACGATTCATAAACGAGTATCCATAAGGTGGGTCTGTGCAGACCAAGTCTACCGATTCGTCCTTAAGTTTCTTGAGAACTTTCAAACTATCTCCATTTATTATTTTATTCATAACTAAAAAACTTATTTGAGTTAACACGAAGTTCGTCTTGCTCACAATAATCTGGAATTTGATATTCACCTTGTTTGCGGAAAACCATAATATATTCGTGTATTTTACTTGTGTATCGTTTGCTTGCTACTTTCGCACATTGAACATAAGCAAACGGACTAAGATTCTTCATAATAATTGTATCGTGATGAGTCATACCTTCGTTTACAAATGCAGTAATCAAGTCCGAATGAAAACTACGAAGACCACTGCCTGTCATATCTCTCCAATCTGAAACAACCCATACACAAAATGCTCCTGGTTTCAAAACACGATTTATACTGTGACCACATTTTTTAATTTGTGTCATAAACTCTTCGTATGTTCCACAATCACTTAATTGATTTTTCGTACTTTCATACTTTTCAAGATTATGATACGGAGGACAAGTAAACACCAAATCAGCAGTTTCATTTTGTGTGTGAAGCATTTCTGTTCCATCACAATTAAAAAGTTTAGGGGATACCTTGAACTTTTCAAAATGCTTCATACACCGTGTATATGTTTGTTGTGATACTTCGTAACCTTGATAGTTGCGACCCAGTTTACAAGCAACCATAGCACGGGTAGCACGACCTGCAAATGGGTCTACGACTACACTTCCACGCATACTCCAATAATTAAGTATTTGTTCTGCTACACCTGCGTGAAACTCACTAAACCTAAGACCGGGAAGATTCTCTGCATCTTTACTTCGTTTTGTTTCACGGATGCCATCATCAAGATATGCTTCCGGCCATTGTTCACGATGATCACGACTTGGTTCTAATACACTCAAAGGCAACCAACCGAATTGTTCATCAATTCTACAATCTTTTCTGATTGGAAGTATTTGATTATAGTTTGCCATTAGAATGCAAAAAACTTTTGTGCAGTCGCAAGATTCTCACTTGCAAAGTCCCAATCGAGAGCATCGTAGAAATCACGCAACTTGCCTTCAAGTTCTCGTTCAAACAATTTATCTTTGTCTGCGTACTTCTCAATAAACTCCATAAGTTCTGGTGGGTCTTCGTATCCACGAAACGCAAGAGCATCTAAACCAAGTTCATTGTTCTTGAGATATATCCACTTGATTTTCTCTCCATTACGAATGGGTTCTGCCTGAATCTTAAACTTCTTGATAAACTGATTATGAATGATACTTGCTTTAACGTGAGCAGGTGTACTCTTCGCACACTCACCCACAACTGCACCCTTGTCCATCATCTTCAAATACTTGGTTACGTTTTTAACTGCACTTGTTTTTGCAATGTCTTGAACAGATTCGTTTTTGACTTGTCGTTTAAGGGCAACGATTTTGTCATCAATTTCTTCTTTCGGTGTATCTTTCAAAATGTCTTTGAGGATTTCTGTCATAAACGCACGAAATCGTGTAGGAAAACTACTACGAACAACGTCAAGTCCTTTAACTTCCAATTCATCACAACCAACACCGTTGTTGTTGATAATCCATTGTGCGTATCGTTTCTTTGCCAACCAAATACTTGCTTTGGAAATAACTTCTTGTTTAATGTCATACCGATGTTCTTCAATGTTAAAGAAACGTTTTGCCATCACATCATAACTTTTATTGATAAAGGTTTGTACATTATCTGCGACTTCAAGAATCGCAGTTGCCATTTCATCGTCATTTTTTACATCAACATTAGGCATCGTTTTTTCTACGATAGGTAGTGCTGAAAAGAATACCGAGTCGGTATCAATGTAAATACAATGATCTTCGGTATCACCAAGAGTTTTGTTGTAATAGTGATTTGCAATCTTGCGACTAAACTTAATCACGGACACACCTGTGGTTGTAACTGCTTCTGCATTATCTACATCATAAAAACGAAAGATGGGTAAACCTAGAACACCATACAAAGAATTAAGAAGAATCTTTTGCACGTGTTGTCTTCTTTTATAAAACACATACTTGGCATCATTACCTGCGTTACCATATTCCTTCATTTTATTCTTGAACTCAACACGTTGATTAAACCATTGATCAAGAATCGCAGGAATAAGTCCGACCTTTTCTTTTGTATACATTACACCATTGCTACTAATAGCAAGATTGTTTTCCTTCAAAAATGTTTTGAACTCATCTGCTGAATAAGTGTCACCACGAAATCCCACTTCGGTTTGCTCTCCGTCACAAAACTTCTCAGGACTCCAATTATCAACAACACCCACTTTAGTTTCAGGTGATATATTTGTTGACATAATGATTGATGGATACAGAGATGTCAAATCCAAATCAAACACCCACTTGTATTTACCAGGTGTAGGAGCAGCCACATACGCACCACTAAACTTTTTTGATCCATCTCCTTTAATTTCATTGAATTTGTCACGACCATCTGGATCTTTGTTTGGTGCAACTAAATTATGTCTACGAAGATAAGTAAGCAACGCACCTTCAAGATAACGAGACGAAAACAATATGTATTCATATGGAACGTGACCCACGTGACAAATACTACGAGTTAACTCAATGAGTTCCATCTTTTTGTCAATCTCCACAACAATCTTTACGTCATTCAAATTGTATTCAATAAACTTCTCAATATCCGAAGAAAACAAATCATCAAGATTACCTTCGTATTCAATTTTTCCGATGCCGACTTCTTTACGACCAATAGCATCCAAACGATATGTTGGTTCAACCGAGTATGTAAAGTTTTTGTACAACACAAGATAGTCTAAACAACTTACACCTGCAATCACGATTCGTTTCTTGAACGGATGAAAATATGCGTGGCCAATCGGACTCAAACGATTTGCTTCTTCTTGTCCTAATACTCTTGCAAGTCTGCGATACAAATAAGGAACGTCAAATCCATCAATGTTCCAACCTGTCAATATTGTCGGACTAATCTCTTGATAAAAATCAAGAAAATGAGAAAGTAATGCTCGTTCATTATCATAAGAATAAACTGATACTTCATCATTAGAGTAATCGGTTATTTTATTCTCTTTATCAAGAATCAACACCACATAATTGTTGGTGCAACTATCGTGCCATGCAATAGCAGTAACAGGATTGTTTGCTTTTTCTGTATCAGGTAAATCACCTTCCATGCTTACCTCAATATCAAAGTTCATAACGCAATGACCGGTGCTTGGTTCATCATCGTCTTCGTACAAATCAATTAGATTACGAGTTTCAATTGGTACATCCGATTCAAATAAACCTGCATCTTCATACCGATATCGTGTTACCTTTTCTAACTTGTCACCATACATACTGCGATACATTCCATTAGGAGACTTTTTGTATGCGTATGGTTTATTCTTGAATGTTACGAGACCTTTTTTATCGTCCCACAGATAGACCGTATGATCTTTTTTATTTACGAATATGTTTTGATACATTGAATATTATAGTATCGCAATTTATATAAAAAGTCAAGCACCGGTGCTTCCGAATCCACCTTTTCCACGATCAGTCTCTGACAACTCTTCTACGATTTCAAATTCAACTTTGTGAGTTTCTGCAATTACAAGTTGTGCGATGCGTTCACCCTTTGTATAAATTTTATCCATATTAACATTTGTTAGAATTGGAACGTGTGTGCAATGTCCTTTTATCTTTGCGTAAATATCTTCTGGTTGTGTAATGTACTTGAAACGAACCAACAACTCACCACGATAACCACAATCAATTAATCCAATTGAATTTGCAAGTACAAGATTTTTATTACTGATACTGCTTCTTGGAAAAATGTTAGTATGATAAACTTTATCATCAACACACGGTTCTATATATAAGTCTGTGTGGTATTGTATATAATCTATTCGTGACCAAGCCTGTGCTTCTTCATTGTATTCACCCGAAATTGCTGGATGAGACGATGCAACTAAATCATAACCGACATCGTATTGCGTTAAATTTTTTGGTACAATAGTTCCAGTATTTTTTATCTTAATTTTCATTCAAATATAATACCGCATCTTCAAAGGTATTGACAACCTTAATATCATTTTCTTTTGCTTCGTGTTCAAGCATTAATCTCCAAAATTTTATTGTTCCCCACATATGATTTTGATTTATTTCCAACAAATTTTGTTTATGTCGTTCTTCATCAATGGTAACAAGAACATTGGGTTTAATTGGCCATTCCCAAAAACTTCTTGCACTCCACACCTCGGATATGCCGATAATTTTTTCGTTACAATTTTTAATAACACTCCAAGAGTCACGTGAAAATTGTAACATTAATTCATGTTCATCAATTATAGGAGAAGAGTATATATTATTTTTAAATTCTTTTTTATTTAAATGTAATGGCCATCCAATTTTATTAGCAACGAGTTCTTCTGCGTCTGAAAAGTTTTGTGATTTACTATGATAAGATATCCCAGAATGTCTAACTGCTGATAATATTTTCATCTGAATAATACTTGTTTATCAATTTTACGATGACATCTCCGTGGCAAGGTTTGGGTTTGCACCAACAACCAAGTATTTTTCCTTTGAGTGTTTTAAGTTCTTCGATAAGTTGAGGCTGATTTTCAATCCACTCTTCGTAACTTTGAATTGCTTCTGATTTACTTGCAACACGGAACTTTGCAAGGGTTTTATCTTTTGACGAAAACGGATTACCCCACAAAGAAGGCCTTCCGATGTAGACGTCATATTCTGATTTCTTACAATGGACTATTTTAGTTGTATTTGTGTTTATTTCTAAGTTAGAATAAAATGATAAATTAACTTTTGGTTGTGTCATCCAAATCTATATCTTTATCAATGTCTTCTATATTGGAGAATAATTCGTTAACAAAGTCAAACTCAAGTTGCTGATTTTGAAACTCTGGATGATTTACTTCAGAGTAATTTACATCAGTTGAATGATTATCTTCGTTTACGAATTCAAGGTGGCCATCAAAGTGGAAACCAGAACCTCTTAGAAACAACTCAAATGCATTTAATACTTCACCTAAAGTTTCTTCTGACGTGGAGTGTCTTGTTCTTGATACAAGATTATCATCAGAATCTCTCCATGTGTAATCAAATGTGAATTTTGCTGTATTGTCGTATTTCATATATACATAAATATATACAATTAAACCTCAAACGTAAAGTCTTTATTTTTTTTGAGAACCTAGTAAAACAGCCTTTAACACTATTTGCGTATATAGTTGGATAAAAACTATACTTAACCAGTTAAAAAATGTATACTCAATTTGTAAATTTAAAAGTGTGTTAAAAGACCAAATTAATCCAAGTGGTAAAAATATTAAACCAGTTATTCCTAGAAATAATGTAGTTAACTTTGATGTATCTAATTCCATTATCTTACTTTCGTATTTCGCAAATTTTTTCGTGCAATAACTTTAAATCATCATATGTTAGTCCAAATATAGCCTCCACACCCTCAACCATTTTTTCAAAAGAAACTATTACTCCTACTTCTGCTGGATCTCCTTCTGATTCTGTGATTTTGTATTTTAAATCAAGTGTATCGTCTTGTATTTCTTGAAGTTTGCATATTGTCATGTGTTCGTACAATGCGACAAAGTCATCTACAGAGCAAGTTGTTAGAAAGTCTAATGATTCTTGTTCAATTCGGTTTTCTTCAGATTTCATTTTATATTATTGATTTAAGGTTATGTATCTATATAAATATATATTATAGTTTGAAAATGTCAATTCTTTTTCCATATCCAGATGGGTTCTGCGAATGCTACATTTTTTGTTTCTTCGGTAATTTCTTTGAGGTCTTCCGAGAAATATTCACTTTTTGCATTACCTGCTCCACCTGAGTTGAATCGTTTCGTCATTTCCATTCCGATGCAACCTTGGTATTGCAGTCCACATGATTTAATAAAGTCGTTCATTGGATTGGTGATTTCTACATAGTCGTTGATAGGAGCATTAAATACATCTGCGATATTGACTGCGAGAATTCCACCTGACTTTAATGTGGGAATAAGTTTCTGAATAGTTGCGTGTAAAAAGTTAACATTCCAATCATCTATCTTTTTATATCGTACCCACGATTGAGTGTCATCTTCTGAATATTTCTCTGTATTAAAATAAGGTGGACTTGTAAAAATGGTATCAAAAAAGTTTTCGTATTTAGAATAGTCTACATCCTCCGCAGGACTATCAATCAACTCAACTTCCCTATTCTGTTCAAAGAAGGTTGAGTATTTTTTGTAGAACTCAACTTGCTTTTTGTAATTGGGGTGGTTGTTGCTATTGGGGTCAATGCCCACATAATGTTTGGTAGTTTCACCTGTGTAGAATCCTGCCAACCTATCTCCCCAACCTGCACTAAAGTCTAACACGTTCTTGCTTTGAAAGTGATCGTAAAATGCTTTTGCTACTGCCGGTTTGAATTGTGATGCGACATACTTACGAAGAGTCGTAGCAACACGGAGAGTATTAACATCAACACGATTGAGAACTTTATCTAATGTCCAATAAGCACGAACGATTGTTTTGATTCCTTTGACTGTTTGCCAAGTTTTCCAACCACTTGGTGTTCGTGTCCAATCTACTTTCCAACGATTTTCCACATGAAACGGATTGGAAGCATTGTTACCCGAGTTGTTTCTTTTTAACAGAAACTGAGAATCGTTGTAGTTCAAATGATAGTTGCTTTTTCTTTCGTTGCGAGGAAACCACCGTTTTTCAACGAGAACATCGTTGTGCTTGATTCCTTTTAATTTGTTTAAACTATCAAGAGTTTGTTTATCTGTAATCTCTGGTAACGGAGCAGGATAGGTGTGCAATACTTTTGCCAACTCTTCCACGACATCTTCTTTTTCATATTTTTGCATGATGTCTTTCCACTCATCTTCTTCAATGAGAAGATATGGTTTCATATCGTAAAACTTTTTAAAATGCTCTTTTAGCATTTTAATTTTTTGACTCAACCTGGTAATTGTCTGGAAGATTACCTCGTTCTGCGTCTCGTTTTGCTCTATGTGATTTTATATGCTCAAGAACTTTCGGATCAACAATTTTAGTCTCATTCTGACTACCATCTGCCTCTTTTACAATTTTATTAACAGGTTGAAGTCCATGTTCTAAGTCTATTGATGACGCAGAGTTTTCGGTGGTTTGCTTTGTGTCGGAGTATCTTGTTTGTGTGGGTGGCATACTTGCCTCGGTTATTTTTTCTGGATTGATCTGTAAATCAGATGTCGTTGCAATATTTTCTACTGTATCGTGAATATCACTATATTTTTTTTGAGAATAAACCTCATTGTCTATTGTAATATTCTTTTTTGTTTCTGTGTTTATGGTGCGTTTGTCAGTCACCTTAATCAAAGACTCAATTTCTTCTTCAGTAACTTTTTCAACTGGATTTTCAGTTGTAGTTGCTTCTGTTGTAGTTAAATCTACAGTCCTAAATTCAGTATCTGATTCAGTTTCTTCTGTTGATTTAATCTTATTTCTAAGATGGTTCTCAAAAACTGATAGTAACCCCGATACAGGTTTTTTATCAAATGACTCTTCATATTTATCTTTTTCTTGTAAAGAATCTACTGACATTTCCTGTGCTGGATCAACTTTTTTATTTTTTTCTGAGAATCCTTTTGCTACTTTTTTAAACTTTTCGTCTATATTATCTAATGACATTATTTACTCCTTATTGTCACGAGAATCTCGTGTGTTAACCAATGCGTTCAAACAAAAGAGTTGGTCTACCAATTTCTCCTTCAACTTTTCCTGCGGTTTTTATAGTTCCTTTTTCAAGTGCTTTTTTAACTCGAAACCGAAGAGTAATTGGAACGGCATCGGGATGACTTTTTTCTAAATCAGATATACTGAATTTTCCGTTTGGCCAATTCACTACTAACTTCTTTTTGTTTGGAAGTTTTAGTTCTGTTTCAACTTTAATAGTATTATTTGTATTTTTCATAATTATATTATATTAAATTGAAAACAATCGGTCAATCTTTTTTTGATTCTGCTACTGATGCCTTTCTGTAATCTGTTGCCAGTTTTTTAATTTCACCGATTGCTTTTCTAGCTCTGGTTCCCGATGCTTTTGTGCCTGACTCTGCGTTTTGGTTGTGATTTTCATCAAATGCTTCGTATAAAGCCTTGATTTGTTCATATAGGTCTGTTGTATTACTCATAATTTTATATTTAAGGGTTAATGTTAATATATTATATAATGTTTGGAATTAATGCAAGAAAAAAAGTTAAGCAAATAAAATAGTATAAGAGTCTTCATCAGATGTTACATTCATAAAAGAAAACACCCACCTTTGATTTTTCATGTGTTGAATGAACTCTGCGTATGCTTTTTCTGTTTTTTCTATTTTAAATAAACGACCTGCAACTTGCACGACCTCGTATTTGTCTAGAAATGTGGTCCAATTGAGTTCACTTTCATTTGCAAGTAGATATTCATGTAAATATTTTTTTAAAGATTCCTCATTATGTGCGAATAAATTTTGTAAGTGGTCTTGGTTTTCTGAACTAGGAGTTTCTATTAACCGTGTAATTACTCCGTGTAGTTCTTTGAAATTCCCCGCTAACTCTTTTACAAATTTTTTGGAAGTAAATGCAAGTTCTACGAAAATTAGAGAGGAATATGTGTTGAATTTTTCATTATCCATGCATTTACACTATTGTTATATTTTCAAAATGTCAAACAATTTAACATTGATTTTTTTAAAAAATGTTTTATTATAGAGTTATGTATCAATATGTAAGTGGTTCTGATAACTTGGTTCTTTTGTTAACGCACTATTGGACCCCTCTGAATGTAACATCTGTAAAAGAGGGATTAAAAAAGCTAATGGGTGCAAAAGAACGATTTCACAAAACAAGACCAAAGGTTATGGCAGTTGCAAGTGATGGAACTACGTGTGATTGGGATACTTGGATTGAATATAAGCATGGATTTTATCCAAACCAACCATTTGTTCGTTCTGTTAATCATGTTATACCCGTTCCAACTATATTATTAACAACTGCAAACTTTACATATAATACGAAACGAAAACCTTCTTTAAAATATCTGTATAAAAAATATGAAGGGTTGTGCCAAATATGTGGAAACCACTTTCCTCAAAATCAATTAACTATAGAGCACATCAAACCCAAGAGCAAGGGGGGTGACAATGACTATTTTAATTTGACACTTACCTGTGTTAAGTGTAATTCACGAAAAGGAAGCATATTTCCTTATTATGATTACAAAGGAGATATTTTAAAGGCATTACCACCGAAACCATTTTATGAAGTGGGTGGTGTTGGTCGTGAAGAATGGAAACCATTTCTTTTTAAAAATTCGTCTTTTTAATTGTTGACATTTCTTATAAAAATAAGTATAGTAGCAACATAATCAAATCTTCCTATGTAGATAACATAGGCAAAAGGTCTAATAAGAGGTGTCCAATCCATATTTAATGAGAGGGGCAAAGGTTACTTTTACGCATCGGTGGCTCGAATGGTGAGGCAAGGGACTGCAAATCCCTATTATGCAGGTTCGAGTCCTGTCCGATGCTCCATAATCAATTTTTATGCCACCTTAGCTCAGTTGGTAGAGCACCTCACTTGTAATGAGGATGTCGTCAGTTCGACTCTGACAGGTGGCTCCACTTTTGTGTCGGGATATAGCGTAGCTTGGTATCGCGCTTGCTTTGGGAGCAAGAGGTCGCAGGTTCAAATCCTGCTATCCCGACCATAGTTTTATTGTTTTGCTCGGTAGCTCAGTGGCAGAGCAGGTGACTGTTAATCACTTTGTCGTTGGTTCGACCCCAACCCGAGCAGCCAATTTTATCTCCTCATCGTCTAGTCAGGTTAGGACACATGGTTTTCATCCATGCAACCGGAGTTCGAATCTCCGTGAGGAGGCCATTTTTTTATATAAAGACATACATATACTTTAGTTGGGGGACGTAGCTCAGTTGGAAGAGCATCTGATTTGCATTCAGAAGGTCATCGGTTCGATCCCGTTCGTCTCCACCAATTTTAAAGGAGCATAATTATGAAAGTAGAAATAGATAAAGAAACTAACGAAGTTATCATTCGTTTGCCGATAGAAACAGAACCAAAAGTCTCTGCAAGTGGGAAGACAAAAATAATTGCATCATCAAGTGGTCGCAATGTTACAACCGAATCGTTTGAGGGTAAGCAACTCATGGTAACTGCAAGTGTTTATTATAAACCATAACTTTTTTGTAATAGATATATATTTATTGTTTATGAAGTCCGAAAATATTGTTTGTGAAGAGTGGAGAGGGTATAAACCTAATATGCCTGTTCAAGTTGTTGGTGTTAAAAACGGAAAAATTACTGGTAACGGTGGTGGAGTAGAAGTATTTAAAAACCTCAAAGACGCACAACGCAGATATGATGATCTTGATCCCGAGGAAAATTCAATGAGATTTACTTGGGTAACCAAAGGAGAAGTTAATGGAAAAGATGCCGGACGATTTGAAACATGGAGAGCATACAAAATGTATTCTATGGAAGAACAAGTGTTCCAAGATACAATGAAAGAAGCAAAATTTAATGCTCGTATTCTTCCTGCTAATGTAGAAGACCTTGAAATGAAAACTTTAATCGTTGCTATCGGAAGTGCGGTTGTTGGGTTATTAGATAAAATTAAAAAGAACACAGGTTCTAATGCTAATCCAGTAAGTTTGCAAGTAATAAAAGGTGGAGATGCTATCAAGTCTGCACTTAAAAGTAAAATAGATTTAAAAGGTAAAGAAGCACTTGTAGCATTTTTTAAAGAAACAAACAAGCATTTTGCAGGAAATGCACCCGTAATATCAAGTATAGTGAGGAAATATAAATTGAAATCAGATAAATATAGTGGTAAGGTATTTGCAGAACAAGAAACAAAATTACGTGAACTTGTTCGTGGTTATTTAAAAAATAAACTTAATATGAACGAAGCAAAGAAAAGTAAAATGATTCCTATGGAAAAATATGGAGCTGCGTTCATGGTTGATAACGGACATCTTATGTCGGTTGCTATGAATCGGGATGGTAGTCTTGAAACATTTGATGGTGACTTGGATTGGGGTGAAGTAACTGCTCCCGAATCTCAGAAGTTTCTTGATGACATTAATAAAAAATTTAAGACGAAGTTTAAAATGGATGACTTTGCAGGACGATAAATTTCTATAAAAATCATGTTTATCGTATATTTATAGACATGGCAGATAAAAAAGAATTTAAAGGAAAACCCTTTTCAAAGGAAGATAGAGAACAATCATTGAAAGACATTGTTCCATCTAATATGGATGATAAAAGAACTGTATGTAATGTTGTTCGTTTGATATTTGAAAATTCCCAAGACGAAGCATATAATCTTGGAGCAATTCGTGAATTGGCATTAGAAGCAATGTGGATGGGTAAACGAATGAACGACAAACTTACTGAGTATCGTCAAGCAGAAATGTACGAAGAATATCTTGATCAAAAAGATAGTCATTTAAATTCCAACTACGATATGTATCCTGCTCAGGGTAATTGGGACTAAATGTACAACATTCTAATATGTATATATTGGAATGACTAAACTTAAGTGTACAAAAAAATCATGCTTGTATCCAGAAACGTGTGACTGGAACAATATGTGCATGATGGAACAACTTGAAATAAGTAATTCCGCAAGACTAAGTGAAACCTCAATTGATAAGATTGGGGTTCTTTTGTGTCATGGATTCCTGTCCAAACATGAACAAATGGTACCGTTGAGCAATTATATATACGAAACCCTTGGTTGGGAAACTAGTTTAGTTGAATTAACTGGACACGGATATGATCAAGAAAATATTGCAACTGCAACTTGGAATAATTGGGTTGATGATGTAAAAGAAAAGTATTTAAGTTTGCGTAAACGATGCGATAAAGTTTATATGATTGGATTTTCTTTGGGTGGTTGTATATCTGCATATGTTGCAAGTTTAAAAAGCATACGACCAGAAGGATTGATTGTTGTAAATGGTGTGTTTGGTGTTAAGAATGTTTTCAACAAACTTCTTCCTGGTGTAATGATCTACAACAAAGTATGCAGTAAATTGAAACTTCAAAAAATTATGTTGGAATCTATAACTAATGACAGTGAAGATCCTGATTTGAATCAACCTCTTGTGAATTTGTCGGCAACAAACGAATTGCGTAAAATGTCTAAAATAGCAGGTACTATATTACAAGATGTTAAATGTCCTACCTTTTTGATTCAAGAATACAACGATCCAACTGTATTTTATGGAAGTGGAAAACGAGCATTCAAAAAACTCGGTGCTACTTTCAAACGATTTTATACAACTAAACTAAATACTCATCTTACAATACATGACAAGGGAATGGAATGTAGTGTGTTTTGTAAAATATTGGAATTTCTAAAAGATGTAGAAAAGGACGATTTCGTTAATATTGCTCATCGTGGAGCAAGTGGTGACTTTACTGAAAACACCTTGCAGGCATTTGAAGAAGCAATTGATCGTGGGTGTAATGCAATAGAATTTGATGTACAATCAATAGGAAATCGTTTTAGAATTTTTCACGATACAAACTTTAAGAGAATGTTTGGGCTTGATTTAAAAACCAACGAAGCATCTGAATTAGATGTAAGTAAACTAACTTACACCAATCTTGAAAAACTTCCTACCTTACAAGAAGCACTTGATTGTATAAATGGTCGTGTTGACGTTAACATTGAAATCAAAAGTAATCAAGTTGCTGTAAACATTGCTAATATAGCAGAATCATATTTAGAAAAACCAGAGTGGAAAAACAAAAGCATTACTTTATCGTGTTTTAGTTTTGCTACTGTAAACACACTGTATAGATTCCGAAAAAAAGCACAACTTTCATATTTGTTGTACGATCAGTATTGTAATTTAGAAGAAATCAAACGACTTAAAGATGATTACATTAAATATAATATTCATTCTTTGAATCTTCCACTTGAAAGTATTTCCAAGCAAATCATTGAATATTGCAACGACAACAACATTAGAATATATGTATATACCGTAAATGAAATCAAACAAATTCGTTATTTACGAGAGTTGGGTGTTAATGGTGTATTTACCGACTTTCCTAAATTGATACGATAAAGTTGTTTTAATATATATTTATTCATCATGGATGTTGTCCAACATTATCTATCTGAGATTGATTTAACTGATGTTCCATCTGAACTAGGAATATTGTTGAGTGAAGCTGCCACTACAAATGCTTCGGATGCCGAAGTTGCTATTTGTGTTGCGTACAACATCAAACAAGGTAAGAAAGAGGCAGATGCTCTTAAATCAGCAGGTGTAGACAAAGCAACTTGGAAAAAGATTAAAGCAAATAAGTTAGTATATAGTGCAGGTAAAAAAGTTGCGAAAGGATTAAAAAACATTGGAGGTACTTTGATATGGTCAGGAAAAACATCTGCATCTACATTTTACAAAAACGGAAAAAAAGAAGCATCAAAAGCAGACTTAATAGGAAACAATCGTAATCGTTTGTCGGTAAAACAAACAAGCAGTTCGGCAAAAAGTGCTCAACTTGTAAGTGGAACTTCGGGAGAAGCAATCGGAGTATTTGAATTTGCCGTTAAACATTTAGAAGCAAGTGGTGGAAAACTTGCGAACGATTCAGAGATTAAAGAGTTGTTTGATATCTTTGAAAAAGAAATGTCAAAAGCAATTCGTACTGATATAAATGTGGAAGTTGGAAAAGGTAAAAAAGATTTTCGTGATTGGGTTATATCGGACAGTGGTCGTTTTGATGTTGTTAAATCAAAAGCAAAACAAGCAACGGACGATGAAATAAAACGACATATTCGTGCAGAGTTGGCAGTTAATAATGCTATATCAAATGCAGATGCTCCCAAACTTGAAGGAGATTACATTAAAGGAGTTAAACCATTAACTGCAAAACAAATCAGCAAGATGCGTTCTGATTATATTGCGTCTGATATGAAAATCGGTGATGTTACAATTGCTAAAGATTATCTTGAAAAAGCAGATGTACCTTCTGATTTATTAACCAAGGAAGCACTAAGAACTCAAATAATGGATTTGATTGATGTAGCATTAAAAGCAGATACTTGGAAAAATCGTATTCGTGAAATTATACAAAACAACACCGAACTTAAAAAGTGGATTGTGTATGAAGCTGCAAGTGGTCTTGGTAAGTTTACCGGCAAAGCATCTAAAGGAGGAAACTACTTTGGTGATAATACTGCGGTTGCTAACAAGATATTGGTATTTGATTCTAAAGGTGTAAAGAAAGTACACGATTTATTCAAGTGGTCACAAAGCAATGGTAATCTTTGCAATAATGTAGATATTAGTTTCAAAGGAAGTGGTCGCAGAAAATTCATTAAGTTTGGATTGGCTGCTGAATCTATTAATCACAACATAGAAAACATCATAACCGAAGAATACAACAAACTTGAAGATCAATTAAAACTACTCAACGAAGGTAAAATTTGGGACACCATAAAAAGTGGATTTGATTCTGCGTCAACTTGGGTTAAAGCATCGTATGATAAAATTGAAGTTTTACTTTTGCAGTTTTATGAAAATGCTATAAAGAAGGTTCTTGATTACTTTTGGGAACTATTTCAAAAAGGATTGAGTCCTGTGCTTGAAAAAATGGGATTCATTATGGAAGGTGTATGTTCGTTATCTGTTCCCGTTTGGTAATAAAACATCTTTGATATATATTTATTGTCGTGGATATAGTAGAACATTATATTAAAAACATAGATACTTCTTTTGAAGTTGATGATATATTATGTGAACTTGCATTGCACGATTTGTTTAAACGAGATAACAAGCAACGATTCATTGACAAAGTTGATGGTAACGAAGTTCTTGATGATAAAAACAACCCTCTTAAAATTAAAAGTGGTACTACTGCTTTATGGAAAGATATGAAGAAGCAACTTTTATCTGCAACAGACAAAGATGGGATTGCTGATTGGGGTGGTCGTGGTGAAACCAAGATAAAACAACTATTTGGTGTTCCTATTAGTAAAATAGGCAAATCTCAGAATGATATGAGTGGGGGAGCAAGTAGTGGAAATCCAAGTGGGGAAGATTGGGAAGCAATGATTGCTATTGGTCTTGCTACTATTGAAAAGAAAGACCCATCAAAAGAAGTACCTGACGAATGGTCAAGAATAGAACGAAAGGGTTTTTGGGATAGTGAATTTAATCGTGACATCGCAGAAAAGATTGCAAGTGCATTTAAGAAAAACGGATATGCACCCATTTCGCAAACTGGTAGTGGAAAGGGTGGTGTGGGTGTATCAAGTGAATGGGGAGAGATATTCAAAGAATACGGAAGTGGTAGTATGAACAAAACTCCAAAGACTGACCTCAAGGGAGGTTCAAAGAAAATTTCATTAAAAAAAGCAGGTGGTTCTCAAGCAATGAGTGCCAAGCAAGCTGAAGCAGCTTCTACATTCGGAGCAGCTGTTAGTATGTATGGTAAAAATTATCCAAGTAGTGTAAATAAAATCTTAGATTCATTTAAGAGTTCAATTCTTGATTTATCTGAAAGTGGTTACCGTGGTAGTATATCTGCTCTTGAAAAAGACATCAAAGCAAGTGAAGGTGATCCAAAGAAAATGAAGAAACTTAAACCAGTAGTTGATAATTTGAAGCAAGCAAGAGATGATGGTAAGTTTATTACATCGGAAATGAATCGTTTGTTTTTAAGTGATTCAAAATTCAAAGACTTGTTTGTATTCGAGGCTGCTACCGGTTCTGTTAAGTTTGGGGATTCTTCGGAAAGTCGTGCTGATACTATGGTGGAAATTGATACTGATAGTGGTAAAATTACATCACAATACAAAATGAATTCTCCAAGTGATATTTCTTCACTAGCAAGTCAATACAAGTTTTATTTGTCATTCAAAACAAGTGGTAATAGCACTCCTTATATGGCACTTAGAGGAAATATGGAACAAGACCCAAAGAAGGTTACTGCGTGGATGAAGAAGCAGGTTGTAGAAAATAAAAACTTTTCAACGATATGTCCAACATTTTCTAGTATTATTCAAGAAGGTTTCAAACAAGACGATTTTGGAAAAAGATTATTAACTGAATCAAGTTATCAAAATCTAAATGAATGGCAATTACTTAAAAAGGTTCGTGACGGAATAACATCTGTTAGCAACAAGGTAAAAGACCGTTTTGTTAAAATATGGAATTGGATTTCCGAACGAGTTTCTGTTGCATTTGATTGGTTAAAGAAGCAAGGAGCAAAAGCACTTGTTTATCTTCAAAAGTTTTTTGGAGTGAAACTTGACAAGTGTGGAATAAATGGAAAGATAGAACTTTTCTCTGCTTAATTACTTCTTGTAAAACACAAAGATAGGTTCGTACTTTTGCAACTCTCCGTTTATCTTGCAACAATTCTTAACCGTTTCTGCTTTAACGCCACGCATTGTTGTCATAAGCATTTTAAGAGTTTCAACATACTCAAGTCCGTATTCCGCAAGAATATCACGACTATCTTTTTCTAATGGCATAAATCCATCTCCATCTGCAATGTCTGCGATATTCCAAAGCAAGTATCTATCGTTCTTTAAATACTCGGCAGCCGTCTTTAAAGTAGGACGAAGAAAGTTGTCTCTCCAATCTGCATACTCTGGAAACTTTTTGAAACTCTGAGATTCATCTGCTGAATATTGTTCACGATTAAAATATGGTGGACTTGTAAAAACCAAATCAAGTTTGCCTTTGTATTTTTGGAAACTTGGATTGTTGGAAATTTCCTCACTTCCGTCTTGGTAAACATCATAAGTGTTACGGTGGCCAAAGAACGGATTACCTCCGTTTGTTTTATCATTAAAAAAGTCGGCAAGATATTCATAACGACTTTTACCAAGTTCATCAATATAGTTGTCGGTGTTTGGATCAGTTCCGATATAATGAATCTGTCTATCGTGTACTGACATAGCACCAAGAATACGACCACCCCAACCTGCACTTGGATCATATATATGAAGATTGCTTTTATCTTCAACATGGTCTGTATACTTCTGATATATGTACTTTGCAGTCAACGGAGGAAAGTTAACCGCAGGTTGACTCAACCCCAACTTGAATGCTTCCATTGCTGATGGAAATATTCTTGAGTTCTTGTTGTAGTAACGAATACTAAAACGAAATTCTACTTCTTTTTCGTCTTCTATAATTACATCATTTATATTTTCTATATCATCACCGAAGTTTGCAGTTCTTTCTAAATTTCTGATGTTGTTTATTTCAAGCAAACCTTCTTTGTGTAATTTCTTTATTTGCTTTGCAGTAAGCATCAAACTACTTTCTTCATATGAATCAAACTTCTTTTCGGTAAACAACTCAATAATCCAAAAGTCATTGTGTGGGTGAAGGTGTTTTTCTTTGACAAAGTTACGAACCCACTCTTCTGCGTTTTCGGTTGGGCATGGAACGTCATAATCATTTTTCTTGATTGTTCTTCCATGAGCATAAAACGAATCTCTTCGTACCGTTCTTCTCATACAGGTGTGAAAACTTTCTCGTTTCTCTGGATTAGCAAAGCAATCGTAAACACTCCAAGATGTATGCTTACTTGAACCTATTTTAGTTTTAAGCATTGTTGGAAAAAACTGATCAACTACGGTTGCGAACTTGTTAAAGTTTTTGACGATGGTATTTGTTCCGTCCATTTCGTCTTTGTGCTGAAACTTATATACATTGTATCCTGATAACTTATTTAAATTTGCTATGATGTCTTTTTCGTTTTTACCTGTTCTTGGTGGAAGACCCTCATTGTCCCAAGTGTCTACAATATAAGTTCTAAGTTCATCAATCCACTCGGTTAACTCTGCACCATTCTTTTGTAATAGTTCGTGGAATGTAATATTAACCTTACACTCTGTTAAATTATTCTTTTCGTAAAAGTATTTTTTCATTGTCTCCAAAAGTGTGATGCACAAGCACCACCAAGATTATAGAATAGTACATCTCCGTCTAATTTGCAACCATTTTCTTTTAACCAATCCCATGCTTTTTTGTCCCAATTACCATTACAAGGAAATGGAGTATATACTTGATCCAGATCATCTGCAAACTCATGTGGGGTTTCGTGGATTTCGGTTACGTGGTTATGCTTTCCGTTTTTTGCATAGAATACACCCCACGATGTTAACTTAGTTTCAATGGAAGACTCTGATGCAGTTGTTATGAGATGTGCTTTCTTTATGTCACTTTGATGTAATTGAAACTGTCTTTCTCCGAAAAAACCCTGAAGTAGTCCCGATGGTGTTACTCCACTACCTGCATTTACAACAAGGTGTTTAATGTTTTTGTCTGAGTTCTCTTCGAGTAGAGTTTGCATTCGTGTTTTGAAATAATCTACATAATCTGGATGATCAAACGCATATGGCATCATTTGATATCCGTTTTTGTTTGCAAGAATATTAACCGAACTTGTTACTATACTAAGAATGTTTGGTTTCATTGGGACCAACTCTGCCCCAAGACTTTCTATTTTTTCAAGTGCTTTTTTAGGATAGTCTTTCGTATTAGGGTATGCAATCTTAATATCAAATCCAAGTTCACGACCCATATATGCCAATGCCCAACCACTATAACTTACAGCAACTGACAAATGGATTATAGGTTTGTTTCTTGTAAGTTTTTCAACCGAGTATGTCTGATTCTTGTTATTGTCATCAGTAAATGCCCCATCACTTTCAAGGACTCTACGAATGCCTTCTAACTTTGCCCACGGTGGTAAATCTAAATTTCCGTTTAGCAAATCGTCACGTTTTACGTAAACTTTTTTTTCTCCACATAAATGTTCTTCGAGTGGAGTATCAAAATTAAAGGAGAGCATCTAAGTGTTTTTGTTCACATTCAATATCCATTATTACATGGAAACGATAATTCTCTGAGTTGTTTACAACCCAATGAGGTTTTCTTTTATCCATATAATAATATTCTCCCGTTTTCAAACGAAAGTCTTCTGTTTCACCATCAAGTCCGACTTGAGTGAATATACATTCTTCGTCAACTTGAATGGGAAAGTGAATTCTTAACGAACGACCAAGTTTTGGTCCATTCTTTGTTTGGTAATCCCAACTATCGTGACCAATATCGGTATGTCTTTGAATAACTCCGTTTTTTGGTTCTACTCTGGTGATAACCAACCAAGTGCATTTATCAACTGATGTAATTTCGTTTACTACCTTTGCTAGTTTAGGAATCTTTTCAAGAATAGTATAATCAACTTCACTATTAGGATTAATCGGTACAACTTCAACCGTGTACCAAGTCTTTTCGGGTCCTCCATAGTTTCCATTGATTCCATCGTAACTCCAGGGATTAACTGCTTCTTTGTAATCTTTAATTTCTTGAACAAGTTCTGCACATTCTTTTTTGTTGATAGAACTCAACTTCATTTTCTGAATCTTAATATCTTCATACTTTGAAACACCTGGTTGTTTCAACTCACCACTATACCAAATACCACGAACCTCAGAACCAACCGCAGTTACTTTACTGCTTAACCAAGTTGCTTTTATTGCTTTGCAAAAATCTTTATCTTGTTTCAGTTCCATATTAACATCTGTTAAAAACAAATCGCACTTGGTATCAAACAAATCATTTTCTAATGTTCGTTTACTTTCAATATCTGCTATTAAGTCTTCTAGGTGTCCATCAACATAAGCGAATCTTGTTATCTGTAAATCACCGGTCTTGATTGTTCCTACTACATCTTCTGCTACATCTTTTATTCCACGATTAGATTTACATTCTGAACAAATATATGCCCACAAAAGTTTGCCATAAAATGTTTTATGAAAGAATCTACCTTTTTGATCTGCTTCATATAAATTCTTCCAGTTTATTTTTTTGAATGGATCAAGGTTTGGTTCTTTGCAGGCAATGGGTTGATTTTTCCATTGTGGTGGAACATCATACTCTTGGAAGAATTTTGCGTACTCTTTATACTTGTCTTTTATTTCATCTGAAATTTCGTCTTTGACTTTTACTTTTTTTGTTTTCTTTTCTTTTACTGAAACCATTTGTTTTCTTGCCTTTCTAAAATTGCATTATTCACTTTATTTTCTAAACAATTCTCTATAATTTTTTTTAAGTTTTCGTGATCGTTTTTTTCTCCAAGGAAATCCCACGATGTGTGGTTGTAATAAAATGCTTTGTTTGTTTGTAGTAATTCTTCACGTAAATCTGTTCCTAGTGTATCTATATGTGCAGTTGCTATATTACCACCGTTTATTAAAGATAGCAAGGCTGCATTGTCGTGGCAATCTGATCTAGATATTGATACAAAGTTTATGTTTCTACAATTTTCAAATAATTTTTCATTGAACATATTTTTTGTGGAATCATTTAATGATACGGTTGCAATGACATTCTTTATATTAGATGATGACATAATCTGTTGAATCGTTGTTTCATCTGTTTTTGAATCAACAACAGAAATAAAATGTTCAACGATACCTTGAACTTTTTTAGAAATGACACCATTACCAAATATAACACAATCACCATCTACAAGTTTATCTTTGATCCAATAAGCACATCCGTTTGTATTTGGACTAGTTGCAACTACACCTATATTGTGTTTTTTGCACAACTTTAAGTTTACTGAATCTACTCCGTGGCCACGATGAACCACCCACTCAAGGTTTGGATACCGATCAAGTGTAGTTTTTCCTACTTTACTGAACTTAGTTGAGATAACCTTAATTTCATTTGAAGGAATTCCGTCTGCTTTTTGCATTGCACCCAGAATGTGGGCATTGGGAATAAACTTCTCTATATCAGCAAGATCGGATTTATCTTTTATTAAGGTATTCATTTTTTGTATACTATACTAAACGAATACCAACCAAATATCAAGTATATAATATAATTTATGCTAACTCGGTAACTTTGATTCTCGCAGATACGTGACCAAGATTTCTATTTAAATATTCCGTTGGAACTTTGTTTTCAATGAACAACTCGTTAAAGTATTGATCAATAGTATCTTGTTCTTTTTTAAGATAATCTGTATGACATCCTTGTTGAAATGTTTTTTTGGGTCTCCAGAGCAACTCATCTGAAATTTCTCCTTCAAATGCTTTTCGCAAAACATATTTCATTATGTTTCCTTTACCATCTGCTTCATCTCTGTATCTGGTTGGAATTCTTAAACCAAAATCAATAACTTCTTTATTAAGAAAAGGAGTTCTTAGTTCTACCTTACCACCATACATCATTGCTTTGTTGGTTCTAATAAGATTATTTTTGTGAAGGTTGTTTATGAGGTTAACTCGTTTTTGATGCCAAGCAAGTGGATCAGGCCAACAAAATCTTTTGACATCTCCATAACTAGCAAATATTTCATCTGCTCCTTCTCCACCAAATACGACTTTATATCCTTTGTCTCGGATTTCCCAAGATAGAAATAATTGAGCAACTGCGGGTGATACTTGTGTCCATTTGTGAGTTTCTGATGCCCATATACTTTCTTTTAGATTATTCTGAATATCTTCCTTACTTACATTAACTTCGTGCAATCTAACACCCAATTCTTTTGATGCTATTTTAGCATAATACAAATCATCTTTCAAAGTTTGCTTACGATTAGATGTTACATTTACAACAAATGCTTCAATGTTTGGATTTTTCTTTTTAAGTAAATAAGTAATAATAGTGCTATCTATACCACCACTCAAAATTGTACAAATCGGAGTATCACTTATTAGTTCATCATCAACTGCTTGTTCCAACCGTTTTCTAAATTCGGATGCGTAGTAATCAATTCCTTTATCTTCTTTCTCAAATAATTTTAAGTCTGTTTCTGATCGTGTATATAAAGTTGGATTCTCTGGATTAAACTCTGGTTTGAAATCGTTCCATCTTTTAATCTCACAATTTGTTACTCCGATTAAATTTTCGGAAACCGTTACAATTGTTCCAGGTTCTACTACTTTTATTTTTTCTTCTTCACCGTCTGGTGCTTTGCGATTTCTATCAACATTGAAAAATTTAAGGTTTGGTGTTGCTGATTGCAATCCTTTAACTTCACTTGAAAAAACAATCTTTTCATTTTCAAATGCATAATACAATGGAAGTCTTCCGATAAAGTCTCTTCCTAATGTTAACTGATTTCGGTCTACATCATAAAAAGCAAAACAAAACATTCCATCAAGATTTTTCATTGCTTCTAAAATATTATCACGATTATCTATTAAGTAATACAACAACAACTCCGAATCACTTCTTTCAGTCTTGAAATTGTATTTCTTTCTAAGTTTGTTGTTAAACTTTCTGAAAAATGGTTTCCACATTTCTCCGTTGAATGCCAGCACAAATTTTTCATTCTCTGAAATAAGTGGTTGATTTGCTGACTCTGATAAATCTTGTATAGACAACCTATTATGACTCATATAAAAATCGTTCTTCTCAAAATGAAATATAACATTGCCATCTGTTCCACGATGCATAATTGATGCAAGACCATTCTTGACTTCTTGAATATCGTTAAAATTATTTCCGCCTAATATACCGCACATTATAGGATATATTATAGTGTAATTGGTGTTTTAGGTCAATTACTTTCCTGCAACTATTTTAGCAATATAATCTTCCAACTTTATTTTTGCTTCCCATCCAAGGTGCTGATATGTTAACGATGGAATTGCTTTTCCATAAAATCGTTCACCACGACGTTCTGGAATCATAATGTGTTTGTGATTAAACATTTTTGCTACGTCAATAATTTTATGTGAAACTCCTGTACCAAGAGGATATTCTCCTTGTTGTCCCTTTTCGGCAGCCAACACCACACCACTTACAATATCGTTGATGTGAGTAAAATCTCTTGATTGTTTACCTGGTTCTACAACTGTAAGTGGTTCTCCGTTTGCATATTGTTCTTCAAAGATTCCTATTACGGTTGCATAATCACCTGTTCTAACTTGTCCGGGTCCGTACGCATTATAGAAATATGTAATTTCAAATTTAAGATCAAACCAATCTGCATAATTGTTGATAAGTTCAACCATTTTTGCTTTCATCCACGCATACGGAGAAAGGTTTTCGTCTTTGCCATCGTTTCCGAATTTACTTGAACTTGCTGAGTAAATTAACTTTGCCTTCTTTGATATACAATAATCAAGAACCATTTTTGTTCCTTGCATATTATAGTCCCAACAATTGTCAAATCCATCAAAACTTGTTACGATTCTTGAAAACTCACCAAAATGAAAAACAACCTCGGGTTCAAATACATCAGCAACATCCGACTTTGTGTTACTCGCATCAAAATTTTTCGGAATCAAGTTCTGAGTATCCTTAACTATATATGTAACCTGTTTGCTTTTAATGTGATTGCTTTTACAACCACTACTATAATTGTCAATACTTACTATCTCTATGGTTGGATGCTTTTCAAGAAGTCGTTTGATTAATGCAGTTCCAACGAATCCTGCACCTCCTGTGATTAATACCTTTTTCATGTTTATATATATATATACAGACTTACTTCTTTTCTTTCAATCCAGTTAACTCACTTGAACTTCTTATTTTGTCGCCGAGACCATCAACCATTTCTATTTTATGTTTCTTGCAAACAACACTTTCTGGAACTTCACCCGTACTTCTATCTCCACCATTTGCAAAAATGTCGGGTTTGATTGCATCAAGAGAAGCACACACACTTTTGTCTTGATCAATGCTGAGAAAAACTTCATCAACGATTTTAAGTGCTTCTACGATTTTTACTCTATCTGCTTCATCCATAAATGGTTTGCCTTTTTTAAGAACACACTGATGGTTGTTGTTTACGATTACAACAAGACGATCACCAAGTTGTTTTGCCATTTCTAAATATTCCAAATGTCCTACATGAATAGGATCAAAGTATCCACTAACTGCTACTGTTTTCATAATGTTACTCTGATTTGTGTTTTTCTGGACGATCATAATCGTCTTGGACTCTAACAATATCATCTTCACCAAAATAAGTTCCGGTTTGGACTTCTACCAAAATCATATCTTCTGAATCACTTGGGTTTGCCATTCTGTGTTTTGCTCCAAGTGGAATCAACACGGTTTCACCTGGTTTGTAATCTTCCGTGACATCATCTAAAGTTATTCGTGCAATCCCACTAACAACCGTCCATGCTTCTTGTCGTTTGTGATGATACTGATAACTAAGTCTTTGTCCTGGTTTCACAAAAATACGTTTAACTTTGCAGTAATCTGCGTCTAAGAGAATTTCATAATTTCCCCAAGGTCTAATGCTTTCGTCTGTTTCACTCATATTTTTTATCCCCACCTATCTGCTAAATCTTGTGCAGATATTTGATTATTGTTTTTATTTTGTTTAATAATTTTTAATTTATTCGGTAAAATTATTGTACTATTTTTTATGATTTTAGTAAAGTTAATTTTCATTTTCCATAAACTCCTTCAAACTTTTCAATAAATTTATTCAACTCCGACTTTGGTAATTCATTAACACCGGCTGCTTTTTCTCTTCCTCCTCCGGTTGGAAACTGCAATGCAAGTTTGCTTGCTCCGTATGGATTTGTTTTTGGTGAACGAATGCTTACACGATAGTTTTCTTCGTCTATTGATGTTAATATAGCAAATGCTTTATCTGGATCATCGGTTGTTTGCTGGTTGCTATATATACCTGAATAACGAACTGATGCTTTAGTGTTAGGAAGTAATATCACTTTACCTGTGTTGGTATCATGTAAAATTTCGGAAGAACTTAGTTCTGATTTATCCGAAATCATCTGTGTGTGAATCTTGTTGTAAATTTCCGATTTTTTTCTGTATTGAAATGGGGATGTATATTGATGCAAATCAAGATAAACATCTTTTGGATCAACTGTTAAATCCGATAATTCGTTTCCATATCCATTGTAGTTTAATGTTTCACCTATTTCTTTAAGTTCTAGCATTATCATTTCATTGAAGCATGGATTAAGTTTTTCTGCCTGTTCGTGTAAATTATCTCCATATGCTCCACATATAGTCCAAGGCCTATGTAACCCATCTACATATTTATCAACTAATATATTTGTGCAACAATTTGGGTCTGCATCTACTCTTATTGAAAAATTATCACCGAGGTCTGTGTCACCTGTTTCGTGGTGATCAAACCATGAAACTTTATTGTTGTTTTTTAGTACCCCACCTATATAGTCTTTATTAGACAACAATGAAATATCAAAAACAGAAAGTGTTGAGTTTTTAATATCAACTGCGTGTCGTAAAAGTTTTACATCTCGTTTGACTCCTGTGAAAACTTCACTTTTTTGTGGAAATTGTAAACGATACTGATGTAGACTAATAATTCCGTCTGCATCTCCGTTAAAAAAATCGTAGTACTTCATTTTACTCCTCTGCTACTGCACGACCTTTATCTGCTTTCCAATCTTGCTCAGGACGATCTATTTCTTCGTTTCTTTTAATAACCGCATCTAAAATTGGTGATTCGGTATTATTTTGTTTTGCAAAGTTTGCTAATGCGTTTGTGTCTTTCGGAAAACAAGTTCCACCAAATCCTCTTTTACCGTCATGTCCAGGTACTTTAGTATGACCTGTTCCAATTCTCGCATCCTGTGTTGCGATGCAACGAACATTTTCATAATTAATACCCACATCTGAACAAATGCTTTCTAGTTCATTGAAGAAACCAACCTTAACACTAAGAAACACATTCTTTAAATATTTAATCATTTCTGCTTCACTTGGTTTGCACTGAATTACTTCTTTGTTAACAACTGAACCAATTCCGTTGTTATATGCCAATTCAAACATACGTTTCATTTTTTCATATAAAAACGGATCAGTAGAACCGAGTATCCATTGATCGCAATTCTTAAAATCTTCTTCCCAATTTTTCTCGGTAAGAAATTCAGGCATAAAATTAACATCAAGTTCTTCACTTGTTCCAGGTGGTACTGTAGAACGCAATACAATATACTTGCTATCATCTATTTCTTGTATTTCTTCGCATACTGAACGAACAATATCAAGATTTGCACTTCCATCTGCATTCATTGGTGTAGGAACTGCAACAAAAATAATTTCGGACTCCTCTACAAATGTTTCAATATCCAATGTTTTAGGATCTCTCTTTTCGGGAACTACATCCCATACCAGTACTTCTACGTGTGGTCTAAGCAATGTCATTGCATGACCCACGAAACCATTACCAACTACTCCAATCTTCATATAACGCAACCTCCATTAAATTAATGCGATATAACCTTTTATTATAAGTATTACTTTATTTAGTTTTAACTTACTTGATATCGTCTAAGTTGCCAAAAAAACCAAACAAATACTCTTGGTATTTTTAGTATAAAACCATGGCCACGTTTAATTGGTGTTTGTGAATATAATCTTCTTGATATTATTTTTTTGTACCAACTTACATTTTCAAATGTATAGTCTATTATATACACATCCTTGGTTTTTGGTAAATCATCTATATCATAATCCGACCAGTTTCCCAAATCTACAAATGCTCCGTCTATGAGTTTATTAAAGTCATTTACAAAAACACAATCTTTTATGGTTATGTTTGATACTTGACACTTTATGGTAAAATGATGTTTGGTGTTTTTAGATACAAACCGACAATTTTCAAATAACATAAATCCACCACGAACTATATCTACGCAATCCTCAAACCCACCTATAATTGTGCAATCTTTTACAACAACATTGTGGCAATAAGATAACTTCAATCCTTCTGCAACGGGGCCTGCGTCTATTGTGCAATTTTCAATTCTTATTTTTTGCTTCGGCATACCGGGTCTCCACATGAACCCAAGTGCATTGCTCTGTATGCCGTTTTTTAAATCACCTTTAAATGATTTTCCTTTAATGAGTATTTCATTCACTTCCACTTTCTCTTTATGCGATCAATTGCATTTTTATCAGAAACATTGGTGGAATTTCCAAGTGATGATCCAAAAATATTAAGAACTTCGTTTTTGCTGAGTTTTTTCTCATCATCAAGTGACTTTACTCGTTCTTTGGCGTCGTGGACACCTTTGATGATATTGCTTGTCATTTGACTACTTGTAATTCCTAACCAAGTTATTAGTCCTGGTATTTTTCCCACTAACCAACCGAATAGTTGGGTAATTATTGGTAATAATGCAGGACCTGCAATAACACACACCGCAATTGCTCCTATTAGTCCGAATGTACCGGTTAACCATGCCCATAGAGATGAAAAGAATCCATCCTTTTCCTCCTTTGCTTTTAATTCACCTAAACTAATTAATTTTTCTTCGGTATCTTTTAAATCGTGTCCTAGAATTTCCTTTCGTCTACTTAATTCTATTACATCAACATCCCTATCTGTTAGATTTTCAATTGCAATCTCATTATTGTTTATTACATCTTCTATGTGAATCTTGTCACCCGGTTGAGGTAACCCTACAATCTCTTGTGCTTTTTGTGCAAAGTTAAGTGCAACTAAATCTTCTTTTGATTTGTCTTCTGATATTGATAATGCGTCTACCGCACCTGATACAAACGCACGGGTGTGTCTTTCCAACTCTCCTTCTTTTCTTGTTATTTCTCCTGCAATTTCTTGTCTGCTTTCTTTCAGTCCCCAGTTTGGGAATGTTACGCAACTAGATGTAAACATAACTAAGGTAAATAAGATCGCAGTAATTATATTTTTTTTAACTCTCATTTATATTATATATATCTCGGTTTACTCTTTTTTTAAAATTATTATACTCGGCAATCACATGACGATTACCAAGTTGTCTGAAATTATTTATTTTTATATAGTTTTTATTCTTGTTTATAAGTGTGCGATCTTCACATACTACATTATTTAGTAAAGTAAATTGTTGTACTTTTATTTTTCTACTTTTCATATAACCACAACAATGCATCATAAATGTATCATCATGACCATATCCAACAAACACATCAGGTATTCCTATGTACTTCGCAAGTTTAGCAGATATACAAGTGAACCAACCACCCGCCCATTTAAACTTTTCACATTTTACTAATCCAGATTCTCCGTGAGTTTTTTTCAAAACTTTACATATGTCTACATTTTCACAAAATCCAATATTTTCTTTTTTATAGTTTTCATTAACTATGATGTCCCATGTTGAATCCCATAACCTAACCACCTGTGGTGTTATTATATAATATTCGTTAGGAATATTTTTTAACTCCGATAGTATGTTAGTAAGCAGTTCGTTGTTGAAGTGTAGGTCAACATCTAGGAATATTAAATTATCGTTTATATCAGCATCGTTTATACAAACCCGGCGGTGTTCATTGACACCAAAATATTCAGTTGTTACTAGACTTTTTATTTTTCCATTGAACGTGTGTGATACTGCGTTAAAAATTGAAATTTGTTTTTCAAGTTCCGTGTTATGTTTGATTACACTTTTATTGATGTTTAATACACTTTTTATTTCAACATTAGATGTGTCGTATATAGACTCTTCAAGTTGATTGATAACACGTTTATAGTTTTCAAGTTCATGTGGGAATATATGTATGGATATGGTGTTCATTGAAATAAACTGTAAAATGCGAATTTTAACATATATTCTTCTCTGTCAGGAGAACGTTTGTATTTGGTGAGGACGGAAGCATAAAAAGATATAGGTTTTTTGTATATAACAGTTCTTGGTATGGAAAAACACGAACCCACGAATGTTTTATATTTTTCGTGATATGTTTTATTCATAGTTTCTTTATACCAGACTCTGGGTGTCTTATAATTTTTTATTTTTTTATGTTGATCTATGTTTAATCCAAGTACCTTTCCGATTATTGGATTGAATTCTGTATAATTATCTTCGCATATGTGTGTGAAAGTTGAATGTAAGTCTATGTTTGTTTGATTGTGGGTGAAATATATTACACTTGGAAGTTCTTCATAAAAAGTGCATATAAATTGTAAGAATATCCCAAACGGTCCGTAATTTTGGAAATTGGTAAAGGAATTTAAACAAGGAGATACATTACCATCAATTAGTATCTTACACGATATTGGTATTCTGTTTATTGAAAACAATGTTTCCGTAGAACGCACGGCAACTAACATTTTTTCTGTGTTGGTTATTATAAAGTCGGATAACTTATTTTTTATATGCGTATTGTTTATATATGAGTATATTTCATTCTGAATAAAATCTAAACTCGAAGTTAAACTCGTCTGTTTTATTTTATTTATCAATTCTAACTCAGCATAAGTTAAATTAACATCTTCGTTTCTATTAAAAAAATAATCAGAAATTTCTTTTTTTATTGCTTTGTTTTTTATTTGATATATTTTCTCTTTTGTTGATAAGTCGGTTGACGGATTATATCTATTTTTACTTAATATAAGTTCACGTGATACATACTTTCTGTCTGATTTATTCCCGTGAAACAATACGGTGATATCTAAGTTTGCATATCCAATTCCATTTACAATTTTTTTATTTCGTTTACACCAATCTACATAGGTTTGCTTAAACTCATCTGTCATATTAGAAAAGACACGGTCATTGAGTATAGTTTTGTGTGTCTGTTCGTTATAGTAAAACCCGATTAAATTTAAGATATCACCTCCTCCTATGATTGATAGATCATATAAATTATTTTTTTCAAGAAAGCTTCTATGGTAGCAGTGACCGTATCCAGGTTCGTTTTTTCGTGATAATATAATTTGCAAATCATGTTCTACACTTGTATGTGATAGCATATATGCAGACGAATGTTTGTGTTGAAGTGTGGGTGCTACTCTTTGCTTGACCGAGTTTGCAAATATCTGCACTACTCCATAAAATTTCGTAGCAATTATAACTTGCTTCCACCAATCATTTTCGTTAAAGGTTATATCTGCATCAACCCATGCTATATACTCGTAGCTTTTCTTCAATAGTGCATCAATTCCTATATTTAATAATTGTTCTTTTTTCCAGAATATGGAATCAGTTTTAATTGATATAATATTGTCTGTAAGTTTATATATTCTATGTAATGAGTTATCTGAGTAGGTTTCTATTACAAGTGGGTTAATTCCGGTTGCTTTTATTGAGTTTAAAAATTTTACAAAATTTAAAAATTTGCTTTTATAGTTACACGGGTTGAAGTAGCAACACACAACTCCGAGTGAGCTTATTGGTGGGTTGTAATTAATTAAGTTTTTGTATAATGTTTTACTTTTTTTAAGATTATTCTTTGTTTTAGTGTGTGTTATGTAATATCCATCTGAGTATTTTAACTTTTTACTATTAGTGGCTCCGTTTATTTGTTCGTGTAATTTTTTCTTCCACTTTAGTTTTTTATCATTACGATATATTCTACCTTGATAATCTGGAAAGTTAACTGCATTGTTTTTATCTTTATCAATACTCATTCCCATTTTTTTTATTTCACCATCACTAACTCCCGTAAAATAATTTAACCGAGGAATCCAAAATAAATCAGAACTTGTTTCCATAACCAAGTTGTGTATGTTTTTTATCAAAGATTCTGATGGTAGTTCATCTGAATCTAAATTAAATATATATTCATTCTTGCACAATGCAAAGAATATATTTTTATGTGAAGCAAAATCATTTAATAATTTCCTGAATATATGTTTATCAACTTTTTTAATATATTCCTTTATTATTACCGACTTGCTAAAATCTGAAATTACAACAATTTCGTCTCCTGCTTTTTTATACTTATTTAAAAAGTCAATCAATTCTACAAATGAGTGTGATTCCTCACCAACACATATTGCAAAACTTATTTTAGGTTTTACTTGCATCAAAGTCTTCCTCTGATTCAATTCCCGGTTGATCTACAAAACTTTTTATATCACTTAGCATTTCATAAAATGCAGCTAAACTGCCAAATCTATCTATTATTAGTTTTTTGAATCTTGCGTTGTTTAAATTTGAAATATCTTGCTTTAATATTTTATTCAACAACAACTTACTTTGCTTTACCTCGGTTAACGTCTCGGTTTTTGTTATGATGGCAGCTGAGTGTGTTGTATTATCGAATATTTTTAACCTCTTCCAGTCTAACATATATAATTTTGGTTGTTTGATTTCATACATTTTATATGTACGATAGCAATCAAATTCAAGCAAATTGTTTTTTACATATTTTGAATAAAATGATCTAGGTCTATCAATTAATTGCGAAAATGGTCCTTTTAGTTCATATTTTCGTTTTATCAATGATAGGGTGTCTTTTATTATTACTCGTTTTAAAAACGCATATAACTTAGACTCAGGGATATATTCTATGTTTAATCCATGCAAAAGCAAACTTCCACCTTTGTTAAACTTACCAAGAACCAAGACTAAACGATTTAATTTTCTACGGGAAGCTTCACTTCGGTATCTAAATGATATTATTTGTCCAGGTTCTATTTTCGGTCGAGCAACAGAAACATTTCCTCCGATTAGTCTTTGTAAGTACTTAGCATAGTAGGTCATAATAATATACAAGTGTATATTATATATATGATTTTATTACTTCTTTATAGTGTGCTTGGATGGATTTCTTATTGTGACTTATTTTTAAATTCTTAGATACGTTCTCAATTCCAGTTTTATATGTTTCGTAATTTTCAATCACATCACTTATCTTTTCTGAAAATTTTTGTGTATCAATATCAATCCAGTTTTGAGTTTCTGTTTTATTTCCACTGACCAAAAACATAGGATCATCTATATACTCTCGAATTGATGGAATGTTTGTTGTTAGTACTGGTGTACTGTTTAGTGCAGATTCAAATATACTACGAGAAAAGCTTTCATATCGTGATGCTGAGATTGTTGCTTTTATACACGGGTGTTTGTATAGTTCTTTTGTTTCGTTGCTTGTGAGATGACCGTGTATTAGGTATATACTCGGATTGGTAACATGACTATCTTTTAATATACTGGATATAGTGTCGTGTATTTTTATGTATTCCGATCTACTGTAATTTGTTGTTTCAGTTTTTAATATAAGTCCGGGTTTGATTTTGTGTCTAGTTGATGCGAGAATAAATGATCGTATAAGTGTTTCCACATTTTTCTTATCACCCAACTGACTTGATAGTGGATTCCATGATCCTTTATATAAAAAGCAAAACTCTTCTTTAATTGTATTTATGTGCGATTTTAATTTTGAAATGTCACTTACAATAGATTGTTGTACATGAATACATTGTGGAATTGTAGATGTTTTGGGATTTATCTGAGACGATATAATATCCCGGTGATAGTTCGTGGGAACAATTACATGATCCATTTTGTTATATGAATCAACGTCTTGTTTAGAAATTTCATCTGTGTTTATTTCACTAACCACCCCTATGTTATATTTTCCTATTTTTTTAAACTGGTTAGGTTCTCCTAGTTTAATATAAACAAACACACTTTCAATCTGCGATGAATCCATTTTCTTCTTCAGAATATTCTGAATTACTTCACTTTCCATTGTCAGAATGCTTTGGGTGTTGGGTATTGGTGTATCTATAAAGTATATTTCATATTCCGAGTTTAGAACACATATATATTCCGCAACTTCACGTGCATGATCTCCTATATCTCCGATAGATGTTATAGGTGAGTCGTATATTAAAATAGGTTTCATTTTATTTTTTCAAATTTGTATCTACTCGGAGGTTCATATGAGTTGATGGTTTTATCTACTTGGTCGCATACTGATTTACACATATCATCAGTTGTGAACTTATTTTCTTTTAAGAACTCAAGATACGAATCCATTGATGGGGGTTCGTTTTTGAATGCAGACATTATGGCATCGGATGTGGATTCAACACTCACGTAGTCTGAATGTATGTATGGTGTCTTTTGAGTGCCTCTCATTAAGCTAAAATCAGGTGTTATTGAGTAAGTCCACTTTTCGTTTATTTGATCAATTAATCCTCCCGTTTTGTTTACTATTATAGGAGTTTTGGTAGCAACCGACTCTAGTGTAGAAAGTCCAAATCCTTCATTTGACGATATATTGATTACGCAATGTGACAGATTATACATATTATTTAACACTTGCTCATTAACAATTTCATCTGATAGTAGAACCGGAAGATCGACATATAAATCGTCCAGTAACGCATTTATATTGACTCCACGTGACGATGTTGAATTACTGTGTATTAGTAAAGTGACTGTTTTTTTATCGTCTGTATTTAACTTATGGTAAAAATCATTAAATCCAGCGATAATGGTTGTAATTTCCTTTCTTGGTATGTTTGTTCCATTGAAAAATAAAACAAATTCATAGTCGTGTCCCAAAAAATCTTTTCTATTCTTTTGTATTGTAGATTCGGTCTGAGGTTGATATATTTGTGTATTCACTCCATGTGGAGTATAAAAAACACGTGGGTGGTTAGGTACTACTTTATTTACACATTCTAGGGTCAGTTTGCTAATACAACTAATTGTATCACAACTATCGTAATATTTTTTTAGGAAATGTGGATATGGTTTATTATCCCAAACATGATAATAAAAGATAGGACATAGACTTCTAATTTCATGTTCTGAGTTGAATAACCACTCAAATTTGTGTGGGTCGGTCATTATCAGTATGCAATCAACCGTCTCGGATTTAATTACATTTCTTAATAGTTCAAGTGATCCATACTCATGTGTTCCGTATAACTTGAAATATACCGAATTATTTCCAGTCACTTTACTTACTGACTCGGATAGATCGATTACTTCATTTGGTGGAAGACCCGCAGCGATTTGTACAATATCGTACTTATTGGATAGTTTTAATGATATTGACCTTAGTATATTTCCCACTCCTGTGGGTTGTCTTATATCATCTCCTATTAATATTATTTTTTTATTTTGCACACTTGTATAGTATGCTATAAAAAACGATTGTCAACAACTAATATTTATTGTCGTTATCAAATATTTTTGCTTCATCAAGTTTCTTTTCAAACTTCTCATCATTCAGATACTGCTCAATTGCACGATTTACTAACTTTTGCAGAGTCATGGGTGAGTCTATTGTCTTTAATTTAAACTTAGAATAGTTGTCAGACAGAACCTTAACGGTTGTTAACTTGTAATTTGCATCATTCATTTATGATAAATATTACCTTACACAAAAAAAAAATTATAAAAATTAAATTTCACTTGACCACTTGGGTGGGTTTAGTGGACATTTGCTTGTAGATAATAGTAGCTTGCCACTACTGCACCCACATTTTAAACAACGAGCAACCTTCGTTTGTTTTATCTCTTGCCAAAACTCACACCCTCGGCAAATGGATAGTCGTTTATTCCATTGCTCACTACTAACAACTGGACGACCTGCTCGTTGCCATTCAACTAATGCTTTTGATAGATTGTTGGCCAAGTCAAAGAAACCAACATTTGATTTAGGTTTTTCTGCATTAGTGTTCTTTGAAGTTGATAAGTCTGCTTCTTGTGTATCATCTTCAAGTTTTTTGTATCTTTTAAAAAATCTTCTAGCCATAATTCTTCGTAATATTATTTAATTAAATATACTTATAGATATGGATAATACAACTTTTCAAATCCCAAAAGACAATAATTCTCTTAAAAAAGATATTAGTAAGCGAAAGTATGAATACATGAAGCACATATATGAATGTTTTAAGCAAATAGACAAAAATTCTATTCCAGATAAAATAAACATTTTCTCTTTTAAAAGCACTAATTTAGAAATTGTAGTTAAAAAAGAAAGTTACGAAATTAACTTGAAAAATTTAATAAAATATTTTAGTGATATAGAAGAGTACGAAATTTGTACAGTTCTTAGTAATAAGCTTAAATCGCTTAAATAGAATAATAATAATATAGACTTATAAGTATAAGACAACAATACTGTCATAACGTGGAGAAAAAACGATGTCAAGAAAAAAAACCAAAACTGTAAATAAGAATCTACTTGCCAATGCTCATATAGAGGAGGAGATGCAGGAAAACCAACTCACTCCATTAAGAAAGCTTAAAATAAAATTAAATAAGAAGTTTACTGCAAAACAAGAGGAATTAAATAAGATTGCATTAGAAGAAGATACTAAACTTATTTTCATAGATGGACCCGCAGGCACTGCAAAAACATGGTTAAGTGTTTATTGTGGATTGGAACTATTTCAAAACCAACGAATAGAGGAAATGATATATGTTAGAAGTGCAGTAGAAAGTTCGGATCAGAAACTTGGATTTCTACCAGGAGCTCAAGATGACAAAATGGCTCCCTACCTAGAACCGTTTAAAGACAAGCTTGAAGAATTACTTAATCCAATAGACATTAGATATCTTCAAGAAGAAGAACGGATATATGGAATTCCCGTGGGTTTCCTTAGAGGAGCATCTTGGGAGAATAAATTCATACTTGTAGATGAAGCACAAAATTTGTCAGAAAAGGAAATGATTACTATTATGACTAGAATTGGAGAAAACTGCAAAGTATTTATATGTGGTGATGCAATGCAAAGTGACATTGGAAACCGGAGTGGGTTTAATAGTATACTTAACTTATTTGAAGATGAGGCCTCGAAAAACCACGGAATTCACACATATAAATTCACAGAAGAGGATATTGTGAGAAGCAAATTGGTAAAATTTATAATTACTAAGTTAAAAAGTTTATCAAAATAATATTTATAGAACATAAAACAATATATGTATATTTATAGATTCACCGACTTTTAGAAATTTCAAATGGCCAACCAAAAGATAACAGACCTAAATAGATTAAACAATCTAGATGCAGACGACCTGTTTATAGTTGTTGACACCGACTCCAAGTCCAACTCAGCGTCCCCTACAGGCGAGACCAAGGGAATATCGGCTGGATCACTTGCATCGGAGTTAAACAAGATAGCAAATAACGAAGTAGGCATTGACTTTAAACACTTACGTGATGTACCCGATACATACGAAGAAAACAAAGGAGGTTACATAAAGATCAACAATGATGGGACGGGTATAGAGTTCACAGATTCACCTGGTGCATCAGAGCAAGTATTTCCAGGTTCGTTCCTTGAAGATCGCATCAACGGTCAACTACAAGAATATCTGATTGGGGATATTTTATATGTATCTAGTAACAATAAGTTTTCCAAATCAAGTTGTACAAGTTTGGATACGTCGGAGGCGGTGGGTATCATACGCAAACTAAAACACACATCAAATTCTACAGATTCCAACAAACTAATAGAAAAAGTTAGTGTAGTATTTAATGGGTATATAGAATTTGAATGGGATACTAGTGTCTTGGGTGGTCCTATATCAATAGAGATGAGACCAATTGATCCAGACGATACATCAATAACACGTGTATATAACAACCAACTACTTGAACCCGGAAAAACATATTTTCTAGGAACATCGGGAAGTTTAATGAATCTAGATCCTGCTGAATTGGTTAGTTTAGACACAACTGTATCCAAACCAATGTTGGTCGCGACATCGAAAACAACAGGTATACTTATGAATTATCGTGGACTTGTATGTTCATCAGATGAGCAATCAAACAAGTTTGTAATATACGAACCATCGGCGTGTAACAGTATAAAAACAGGTGATATTCTTAGAATAAAACGAAGTAAAGTACGCACTTCGGTTGACAACTTTATAGTATCATCCGACTATGATGATTCGTTGCTATCGGAAAATGTACTACCTAACTTTCTTGGAAGAGAAAGTGGAACAACCGATTACGCATTATGTAATTCAGCATCTCAGCAAAAGACAACAACAACTGCTGACAACCAGAATCCACCTGTTGAAGATGACAATTACGGATGTGATATGCTCGGAGTTGTAATAAACTCAACGAGTGACTTTTTTGAAATACAGACGAGTGGTATGGTTGAATTCACACCACCTGAATATCAATCAAACGAAACACTCACTTTACCAAGTGGGGATACTCAGTTCGTAAATCGTGAAATACAAGAAGGTCTTTTCAAAACTGGATATACATATTACGTTGAATCGTTTCCGATTAATAGTGATCAACTTGCATCAACTAATCAAACCACGGAATTAAGAAACTCTGTGTATGATTATGCTCCCGAGGAACTTAGTGAATACTATACATCGGGTGATGGAGGCAACTTATCAGTCCTTGGTCAGAAGTTAAAACCAATATTAAACGGAACTTCTCCGTTTAGAAATACAACAATCATAGACCCGTTTGTACGAGACCACACAACCGGAAAAGTAGTATCATATTCCAAACCAGCATTTTACGCTGTGTCACCAAATAAAATTTTAATACTTAATCAACCTGCGTATCCCAACCCAAAAGACCGATGTAACGCAGTCGATCCAACCACATGGACTCCATGTACCTACGAGGCAAGGGACTCACAGAGTTATACAATAAATCGTCCAAAAGAATTTACAGGTCAAACTGAACTTGAAAAATTTTCAAGTGATTTCCTTAAAATCGCATGGCCTGAAGCAGGTGCCAATGACAGAAGTGTAATAACCTTCATAATTGAATATACCGAAAACAACGAAGCAATTACTAGATTTGAATCACACGAATTAATAAAAATTGACTCGGTAGATGGTTCTAACTGGAACTACGTAAGGAAATTATCATAATGGGATCATTATACGACATAGGAAACTTTAGATACAAGCACTTTACATTTTTTTCTTGTAAAACGGACAATAGTGATGGGTGTGACGGTTCTCCACCAAACTCAATTGATGATAACGGAAATGATGTAGACGAGATTATAGGATTTTTAGACAGGGTGTGGCCACACAAAGGTATATTTATAGGAGATAGTTCAGAGGGAGACTATTGTTTTGTTACCTATGTAACACAAAACTCTGAAAAAATAGAAGTTAAGCAAATTTATGTATATAAACGTGTTCGTGCGGTAAATGTTTCGGAGAGTACCGCATCGGCAACTAAGTATGTATTACAATGGGAACGTGTAATTGATCCCGTGAGGTCACTAAAACCGGGTATTACACAAAACATTTAAGGAATAAAAGGTTATGTCAAATTCAGCATTTAATATGTCAAAGTGTGGATCAAGTGGAGGTCGTGGTGGTGCGTGTAACCCAAGTGGTTGGGCAACAATACAACCCACAGATGGAAACGAAATAACAGTCGTATCTGACGATAAGTTAAGAAGTGCACTTAGAGAAATCCATAAAGAGTACTACGGAGACAACAAAGAGGTGGGTGGATTGAGTTCAGTAAAAGATCATGTTGACCTAGTATACGATTGTCCAAAATCAGGTGATGCAATTTATTATAACCCAATCAAAAACGGATGGGACTTAGCATCTGCTGAGTTAGATAACTCAAATTATTTTGATACAGAAAGACTCATTGAGTCACTTGCAATAGTAGAAAAAGTGTTAGTTGAATGTAAACAAGGTGACACCGAAAACAACAGACATGAAGCACGTGTTGTGTTTTTCGGAAAAGTCACCTTTCCTGAGGACTCTACTAAACTACAACCTGGTATAGTTTACTATCTAGCAGACACCCTAGCACTCTTAAATGAAGCACAAGAAACAAACAGACAATCGGTTACATCGGGGTTAGTAGACACCGGAACATGGAAACGCATCGGATCAAATGTCGTACACTCCAATTACGAACCAACAATTAGCAAGCCTGTTTTTGTTGCAACTGGTGAGCACACCGCAATTGTCACAAATTACAGACCACTCACGGGATCACCAACGGGTGGACGGGAATTATCAGAAGAATACAAGATTAGAGTTGATCCACATATATATACCGAATCCGATTCTGGTGATATCCTATACACAGGATGGAAAATTAGAGTTGAAAATACAGGAACAGTTACAAGTAGAAATAACCTAGTTCTTGAAATTGCGTATAATAAACTAGAAGGACCTCAAGAAAAACGTGAATATGGAGACGGAAATGAAGCACATCCAACATTAATGGGGGCAGAAACATATGTTTATCATATAGATATCGGAGTCTTGCATAATGAAGCAGAGGCAAACGTGAAAGATGATGACACAATTGTTTCATTTAAAATTATCGACTTTATTCCAACTGCATTTACAGAAAACACAGGTATAGGAGATGTCAACGTAAAACTCAAAGTAATGACACAATCAACTGCAAACATAGGCTTCAGTGATCGTTATAGTGCTCCTGAAGTTTTACTTGCTAATCAAGACGAAATAAAAACAAGCAGACTTGTACCCACACTTGAATGGACCGGTAGTTGTGCAGACAATTTACAAAACAACAACGATATCTATGTTAAGGGAAATACTATACTACCCGCAAATGATGTAGAGTACGAAGAGGGTTCGGTATTTGAAATCAAACTCGTTGACTCAACAACACCATCAGTTGGTAGTGACGATGTATATGAATTTAAAGTTCCTATGCCATATAACATTGGATTTAAAATTGATTCCTTGATAGAAAATAGTGAGGGTGATTATGAAAACGATGACCAGTGGACTGATGTAACAGGAACATTTAAACTATCACTACCAAGTAAAGAAATGATTGAAATAATTCCGGTTAGTTCGGGTGGTCAAACCGTTGTTGAGAAGATATTAAGAATTTCTGCGGTGTCTCTCGACGGAAAAACATTATCAGACACACACTGGGCAAACTTATACTCTACAAGTCAACTTAAAAACAACAGAGTGGTTTGTTTATCAAATTCATGTTGTATTGATGAGTTTGAGCAGTTTATTCCTGAAAACGCTGCGAGTATTGAAAAAAGTATCACCTCAATTTTAACCAATGGAGATTCTCAGTTGTTAAACAATCTAGGGGGAGCAACATTTTACAGTAAATCTATCAATGCACAATCTTGGCAAGGTTCTAAATCCAGACTTGCAATCTCTTGGAAAAACTTCAGAGAAAATGTAGTATTCTGTTACCCTCCAGTAGACACCGGAACTGAGGCTTCGTTTATGACAATATATGCAGATGAAGCACGTACAATAGAGTCTATTGAAAATCATGAAAAGACAGACAACGAGTCGGCATTTTATGACCCACGATACACACTAATGGAAGTTGGTGCTCAAGATACACTAAACGGTCAGTTAGTACGTGTCACTGTAAACTCAGGATCTAAGGTTTCAGATGCACCAGAAACTTGTTTTGTCTTTAAGTTTGCTGGTAGTTTAAAAGGTACACATTTTACCCTCAAAGAATTAAAACACTTTGATACAGCATACTCCGAGCGGCAAATAAACAAGACATAGGGAACATGGACATAAGTCTTGTGATACCTATATTTAATTTGTGTGAATATAGACTACGAAATCTTGCGTTCATCTTGCATCATATTACCAACTCGGGACTATCTCGTAATATAAGTGTGATCGAACAAGAAACAGAAAACATACACTCACATAATATCACAGATAGATTTCCAAATGTAAGCCATATAAAATACAATCTAAACCAAACCAAATTTAATAAGTCAAAATTATTAAATACACATATTCAAAAAATAAAATCCGACTACATTTGGGTGTATGACGTGGACGTATACTTAGATGTAGATTATGTATTGTCCCAAATTCCAAGTGACATACAACTTGTCAGGCCGTTTGAGTTCATAATTCATTTAAACGAACATGAAAGCACCTATTTATTCAAATCAAGTCTCATAAAAACAAAAAAATCTGAAAATAAACTTAACTATGCGTTTGGAAAGTATAGTTTCATATTAAAAACAAACCAGTTCAGACAAATAATGGGATATGACGAGAGATACGAGGGATGGGGGTTTCAGGATCTTGATTTAATCTCAAGATTGCCAAAGAAAATCTATTCAGGGTATACTAAAAATATAGCATTTCATTTGTATCACCCAAGTGCATCAAGAGAAAACTACAAAAAAAATAAAGAATTGTTTAGTAAAAAAGGAAACTTTAAAAAACTTATACCAAAAAAGAAAAAAGTGCTTGATAAAAAAACAAAACTATAATATAATTTGGTATTATGAAAAAATATACCGAATCACAACTAGAAGAAAACTACAAATCCTTTTTAAAATTCATTGAAGACACATTCACCGGAGAACGAAAAGAAAAATTATTACATATGTTTGGTACGGACGATGGGTGTCTTGGACTCCGTGCGTTGCTTTCTCCTGCATCTAGTATAGATAGATTTCACAACGCGTATGACGGTGGTTATATAGATCATGTTATGGGAGTCTGTAAAACTGTCCGCGGGGTAAAAGTACTACTACAGAGTATAGGTGCACATATAGATTTTACCGATGACGAAATGATGTTCGCAGCGTTTAATCACGATTTAGGTAAACTAGGTTCTATTGACGGGGAGCAATATGTTCACAATGAAAGTGAGTGGCATCGTAAAAACCAAGGAAAGTTGTATAATATCAACCCAGATATACACTGGATGTCAGTTACAGACAGAACAATTTGGTTACTACAACACTTTGATATCAAGATTACCGAGAAAGAATTTCTAGGAATCAAGTTATCTGACGGAATGTACGATGAATCCAATCCACAATATCTAAAGGCCTTTTCAAAAGAAGTTGGGTTAAAAACCGAACTACCACGTGTAATTCACTGGGCAGACCACATGACTTGTCTAGCAGAGAAATCAAACATGGACGATATAATGAAATTTGAACCATAATTTCAATTAACTTTATATTTATATACAGAACAATGCTCGTATGAGGTTGTTTAACGAATGCCCAATCTGGGATTTGTAATTAAAAAAGGAAAAGTAAAATGAAAAACTACGGATTAAATAAGTCCTACGGAACAGGACTAAATAAACACGTTCCAACTATGCGAGACGAGTTTTTAACTCCATTTGACTCCATATTTGACAAAATGGTTAACCAGGCATTTCCAAATTTCGGCCAAGAGTTTGGTGTAAATTTCTTTGGAAATAGTTCATATCCACGGGTAAATGTAGCAGATACCAAAACCGAAGTAAGAATTGAAGCAGAAATAGCCGGACTAGGAAAGGATGATGTGTCAGTTGAATATGAAGATGGTATGCTCACTATCGCAGGAGACAAAAAGACTGAAATTGAAGATCCTGATGTAAAGTATGTGTATCGTGAACTTAAACGATCTTCTTTCAAACGGTCATTTAAAGTAGACGAATCAGTCCTTCAGGTCGGCAAAATTACAGCCAAGTTTGACAATGGAATATTAAATGTAACCATACCGAAAAAAGAAGTCACGGAAACTAAGTCAAAAAAAGTAAAGATAATGTAATAGTGTCTATAAATTTAACAACAGAAAAGGAGGTAATTAAGTTTACCTCCTTTTTTTATAATTATATTATATTTATAGAAAGTACGATGATCGTATAAAGTTTAATGAGGAGATATATATTATTATGAAAACATTTACAGCAATTATAGGTTTTCTTGCCCTTGCGGTGGCTGGTACAGCTGCTTTCTTTTCTGTCCGTGGTATTGGTTTATTATTCGCAGGTGCGGCTATCGCAGCTATGGTAATGGCTGGAGTTTTAGAAGCAGGTAAACTTGCTATGACTTCATTTTTATATCGGTATTGGGAAAGAATTCCACGAATGTTGAAGTGGTATTGTACTGTATCTGTTGTTGTTTTGATAGGAATAACTTCACTTGGTATTTATGGATTTTTAAGTGATGCTTATGACGATACACGTTCTCGGGTAGAAATGCACGAAAGTAACATCGAAACACTAAACAAAGAAATAGTTGTAATAGAAACTGAAATTGAAACACTAAAAAACACAGATGTAACCGTAGAAGATAAAAAGACAGAAACAATTGCAGGATTTCAAAAAATTTATGACGATTATGTCGCAGATAGAAGAGCAAGACAAGATGCATTATCTTTACGCAATAAAAGTGATACTGAAGCAAGAACCACTCGCAGACAACAATTACTTGATCGTCTTTCTGTATTAGACTCTACAAAAACTGCAATAGAGTCTAAGGGTGGTGGGTTATTTTCAAGCAATAAAAAGAAACTTGAAGAACTAAGAGTTGCTCAACAACCAGAACGAGATTCAATTGCATCTTCTATGTCATCTATTTCAGAAGAAGAAACATCCGCAACAAAACGATACAATGATACACTTGCAAAAATAGATGAAGAGATTTCAACGGAATATGATAAATTTGTGGAAAAAGTAAACGGACTTCGTGATACAACAAACGATTTAGATAATGTATCTGTTATTGAAGACAAATACACCAAGATAAAATCAAACCAAGCAGAAATACTAAAAGAAAAAGAAGGAATCCGTGCAACTGATATTGGAAGCTTCCGTTTCATTGCAGAGTCTTTTGGTATGCCAGTCGATCAGGTTGTCAAGTGGTTTATTATCGTTATTGTTTTAGTTTTTGATCCAGTTGCAGTTGCACTTGTGCTTGCTTATAATATTATGGTAGGTGGAAAAATGACTCTTGGGGAAGAGTTACCGAAAAAAAAAATTGGATAGATAACCTACCATTTGCCGATACGTTGCAAAAAGACGGTGACTTTGAGGAGGACGAATATGTTGCTATATTAGAAACACCCACCCCAACCCCAGAACCACCAACTCCCACTCCATCGCCAACTCCCACCCCCACTCCAACACCAACACC